GTCGGGCATGGGATAGAGACGCAACACCGGCTCTGACGGCACTCCTGGCTGGAGCGAAATCACCCATACCCAAACCAGATTTCGTTTTACACCGGAGATCTGACGCAAAACTTCCTGGGGCTGCCCCTGTCCCCGCAGCTCAAAAAACTTGTCACAAACCGGACAAGTTTGGGAATTATCCAACGACCTAGGACAAAGATAGTTTTGTCCTAGGTAGTGAGTACGTATCGTCAAATAAAACGCACTTGCCAAATCATCATCTGCCCGCGGCGGAATAATTCTAATGGCATGGTCGCCTTGCGCCGGCTCAAATACCTCTACTTCGGGCACTAAATACGCATTCCGCCTATTTAATTGTCGCTCAATACGGTCTAAGTCCTCTTCCGAATAGGTTTTTACCTGAATCATTTAATACCCCCTAGCCCTGGTTTTGGCCAAACACCATTTTGGCCTCTTCAATCCGTTGATAAACAAAACGGTCCTTCACATTAAAACCTTGCTGGCGCAAGTGCTTCTGTACTTCCTCCAAACTGGTGACTCCCTGCTTGACCAATTCACAAACAATGCGTACCCAAGGGGCCGTGATGCGAACCTTTTGTATCTGGCCTGCCTGCTTGCGAAGACGACCAATCTGCTGCTTCACAAACTGCTCGGTCACACCCTCAAACTCGGGGTTCTGTTGGATTAGCGGCCAAATCTCTGCAAATGTCTGAATACCAGAGTTGAACTGTTGCTCCACAAAAGCTGTAACTTTTTCCTTTACCTCTGGAGGGGTTTTTGTCCGACTCGTTCCCTTTCCCTCCGCCTTCGGTTTCCGCCCTCTCTTTTTGGGCGTCTCCGCAGGCTGAGCCTCCGGCTGGACCGGCTCCTGGGACTCCGGCTGGGCCGTGGGCTGCACGTCCTCGGTAGGAGCCTGGGCCTCTTGAGACTGTTCGTCCTTCTTCGACTTTGTGTCCTTCTTGGCCTTAGAAGTCTTGCCCTTCTTAGCTTTAGAAGTCTTGGCCTTCTTAGCCTTAGAAGTCTTGGCCTTCTTCGGCTCCTGGGCCTCCGGCTGGGCCGTGGGCTGCACGTCCTCGGCCGGGGATTGGAGCTGAGCCTCCGCTTGTGCGTGCTGTGTTTCCTGAGCCACCTTCGTCTGCTCAATCAAATCTTGCAACTTCATAATCAAACCTCCCAAATCATTTGTTTTAGTATTGCTAACGTCTCGAGGACAATTCGATTGCACCTGGCCGTCTTCGCTTACCCGCACAAATGGTCCCGAAATGCTTCCCTGCTTTACAAAAATATCCTCACGACGCACACGTTGTCGCTTCTTGCGCGGTAGCGCAAAGTCAAGGGAATGACCATCAAGCAGTAAAAGATACATCTTCCGTATTTGTTGCACAATTTCTGGAGGCAATGCAAAAGGATCAACTGGGGTTAGGCGGTCTGTTAGTTGTCGGTAAAAAGGCTCAAAAGTGGGGTTGATGCCCAAAAGCTGGAATGGTGTTGTCCCTTCTAAAATATAAATCAACAAAACGACCTGCTGGTGAGGGGTTAGTTTGGTGAGATCGGTTTGAAAGGCTTGTGAAATCTTGTTAAGGGTCTTTTCTGTCATGCGCATGATTATGCCTCCCGGGGTAAATTCAAAATCGGAAAACTTTGTCCAAACGGTTTTGGGAGAACCATACCAGCCCTGGGAATAGAGCATGGTAAGAAACTCGGAAAAGGTCGTGGGATAAGAGCCGGGAAACCCTGTTAAAAAGGCTTCAAAGAGAGTAATGCGCTTGCGCTTCGACGTGGCGGGGAGCGATTGACCAAAAAGATCGTCAAGTTGCTCGTAGCCAAGCTCGTATAGCTGGAGTAGTAGGTCGGGTGTTAGTTGGGACACAAACGTTTGAGTGGGCTGGTCTTCGTCTTGGTCTTCAAAAGCGGTTTGAGGAAAGAGTTGGTCGCGGTTGACGCGAATTAGCGTTACTTCTGCCAAGTAAGATCGAAGTAGGTCGAAGAATTGAGAACGAACGGTGAGTTGCAACCAGCGGTCCTGCTGCCGTTGTGTGCCAATGTAGGGCATCCGTGCTGCTTTTTCATATACCCGAACTACGATCTCGTCTTGCCAGTCCTCCACTACATGTGGCGGGATATTCGGTGCCAGTTTGCGCACCAGTGGTCGCAGATGCTTATCCACGACCGCTTGTAGTTGTAACGGATCTCCTAGCATTCAACACCCCCTAGAAAAATTAGGGGCCTCCAGCCGAAGGCCCCTGGCAGCTTAGTCAATCCGCCGCACGCGTTCTTCAACGTTCTTCATAGTCAAAACTGTCTCATCCCCAGTCTTGAGATAATCGAGGACCGCTGCCTTTTCCTCTGCGTGTCCTATATCTGCAACTTCAATGAGGTCTCCATCTGACGACACCCAATACCAATAGCGATAGTCGTTCCGCCACGACCCGCCCCAACGGATCTCGATAATGTCACCTGAGCGAGCCTCGAAACTACCCTTCATGTGTACTGACTTCTTGCCCCATGTATAGTCTAGTTCAAAGAACTCCCGACAAAGTTTTCCCGATGTGTCGAGATAAAGGCGGGCTACGTAGGGCTTGCCTTTACGTGGGTCAACCGGCCCCACAGAAACAAAAAAGGCGAAGCTGCCGTTCTGCTGCCGCGCCTTTTTTGCCAACGTCAAAACCCGCTGAGCGAACTCTTCGAGCTCAGCGGGAGTCCACTTACCCTCTTCGACCTGTCTTTCTAGGACTTGGTAAACACTCATGAGCTCTTTCATCTCGACTACCTCCCTTGTTTTGTTCTAATCCTATCATCGGCTTAGGTCGGTGTCAAGTTGAAAAAATTTAAATAAAAAACCCCGGCCTTTGGGGCCGGGGACAAGGGAGGTGCCTTGGAGGTCCGGATGGTGAGGAAGTACTTGAAATCTACCACGATCTTAGTGTTTCACCAACGCCTGGAAAACTTCTAAATACTTTATGAAACTCCACACAAAATCTCCTATCATATACACCACTAAAGCTGCCGGTAAATAAACTATCCATCTCATCTGATGCCCCCTAACTGTTTCTTGTCTCTAATCCTATCATCGGCTTAGGTCGGTGTCAAGTTTAAAATTCCCGACACTCACCCTGGCGGCTCAGAGGGCCTTCTCGACTACCCCAATTCCCCCAATGCCTTGCGCACCTTAAAACGCACTTCCTGAAAAGTAGGCTCGTACACGTCAAACTTGGGCTTCTCTTCCAATTCTGACGTATGCAAGAACTTGGTCGTAGGAATTACCACCACATACGAAGCGGTTATGTCGTGCGGCTCTTCCAATCCAGACCGTTTCAACAAGTCCTTTAAATCTGGAAGAAGCTGCTCGTTTAACAAAGGAAGAAGCCACGATTCCACGCTGAAATCTCCGGCCTTTCTGCGTGCAATCACATAAAAAATGGGCTGCGTTGTTGAATACTCCGCGTGGCGAGCTATCAACGACACAACCTTCCCGCCTTTCTTGCCTGACAAAGCCTTGGCTATGTAATTCGCCGCTGTGGGTGTCACCTCTACCGAACCCAAATCAAACATAATCGCCCCTATAAACTCCGACACCAAAACAAGTTCTGTTTCTCGCGACATCTTTTACCCCCTAATTTTTGGTTTACTAACGTTTAAGGCCTTTCCCGGTCCTTGCACTCGATTTTAAATGATCGGTCTCGATAAACGGACCGCAACACAAACCCGTCCAAGCAAAGTCCCAATTGATCAAACAGTCGGCACTCATCTTCATCTAACCAAAAATTTGGGTCTTTCATTATTGGGCTATGAGCCAAAGGTTTGTTTACCATTATCAATTTGGCCGGAAGATTAACCGCCAAATAGTGCCGTCCTATGCCCCGCGCGTCTAAATCCCCTACGCGATACGTTATAAAGTATTTAAACTTCGGTCGCAACATTTCCAACCACCTAAAACACTCGCCTTAAATCTAGGAAAAAACTGATTAACACCAACAGTCCCAAAAATAAAGACAAATGATGTGGCTGCTTGTTTATCACTACCAAGCCAACTACAACTGTCATCAAAAACCCATAAACACCTGCCCTTCGCACCCAAGACTCAAACGAATGGGTTCGGTGCTCCACCCAAATTAGTAACAACAAAAAAGCTAAAAAAGCAGATACTAACGAAAATATCACTAGATCACGCACCGCTGCCAGGTCGTATTCGATAAAGAAACCTGTTAGCATCAATTGTATAAAACCACACACCACTCCAAAAATCATCCCTACACCGCCTCTGTCTTTTTTAATCTGTGGCGAACCGAATCTCTCCTGACACTTAGATGCTCGCCGGGTCTGGTCTATCAAATCCGTTATCTGCATTCTTGCTTCTCAAATCTGCAAAAAGTCGTAGTTGGGAGATAGTTCCTGGGCCTCTGCGATCATCTCCGGCAACGCGTTCAACGCTTCTTCCAAAGTGTTTAAGCCCAAATCATCTGCGGAAATTGTTTTTACTTCCTCCAACTCTCCCCAACGCCTTCCCAAGGAAATCTCTATCTCAAAAGGAATATAGGCTTTAAACAGCTCGGAGGGGGCCTGGGCCAAGTAGGTCCAGGGATAGGCGATCATAAGCGCTGCTATGTTGTTTAACCGCCGCTCTAACAAATCATCCTCGGGAAGGATAAACGAATTGTCATCGTGAATGAAAAAGAGCCAGAAATAGAAAAGTGACAAAAGAAGACCGGTCACCAATACGGTATCCGAAGCGGAGGACTGAATGATAAAGTTGACCCGCTGCGTGTAGGAAATAGGCGGGCGGCGGTAGCGGTGATATAACGAAACTAGGTAATGGTTTTCCTCATAAAACGAATGTACGTAGTGGACAAACTGCTGGAGAAGGGGAAACCTCGACCAAAGCTCTTGCTGCATTAGCCGCACACGATCGGGGGACACCTGGCGACCTATCTTTGAAAGACCTGTGGCGATGGTTTCAACGCCTGCTCCGTACAAACATGGAAAAGTGAAACCGTTTTTGGCCGTTGATCGGTATTTTTTAAAGGTCTTCTTGTCGAGAACTTCCAAGGAACGTACGCGAATCAAGCGACACACATACGCATCCTCTTGGGGATCTGCCCCCTCATAAGTTACACCATAAGCCATTTTTGCGAAAAAGGCGTGGATGTCGTAGCCCTCATGTAGGGCTTTGAGGTAATTGGGGTCTCCTGAAACGATTGCGAAAAAGCGGGCCTCGATTTGGCCTTGGTCAAATGCTGCGATGAGATGACCCGGTGGGGCCTCGATCACGTTTCGGATCTCGGGAAGCTCGCGTTTGGGAAAGTTTTGAATGTTTGGCGAGTTGAACGAAGTGCGACCGGTTACGGTTGTCGAAAGATTCCCAAAGGGACGAAGAGCAAATGGGATCTGCGGAACGGTTGTCTTTGTCACGTGCTTCGCCAGGCCGCGGATGTACGTCGAGACGATCTTTTGGGCCTTGCGATACGCCAAAAGGTGTTTTGCTACCGGATCTTTATGCTTCTCGGCCAGGATCTTCAACGCTTCAACTGCCGTGGACGCCTCAAAAGGTGAAGCCTTGGGATCTACTTCAAAATGCCTTCCGCGCTGCACTATCGGAGGATAGCGCTTCAACACATAAAAATAATTTCTAAGTTGGTGGACTGAGTTTAGATTCATGGATTTGAGATCTTCCGGCAAATGAAGACGTATCTTGCGCATGGACGCTTGCAATTCGGCTGAGAACTTGTCCTCCAATTCTGCCGAAGTTTGCGGGTTAAACGGGACCCCCGGGAAAACCAATGCTTGGAAACGCAACGTAGCCGGAATGAGTATCTGGCGATAAACCCTGTCTAGAGACTTGTTTAATCTGGAATCATTTTGCAAAAATGCCAATTGGGCTTGGTAAAGGGCTAGCGTATAGGCTGAGTCTAAAGCGTTATACGTTAAAACTTTGTTAAGAGGTAGTCGTGCTACATTCGCAACATCTACGGACCAATCTTCCAATCCAAAATATACCGTACCTAATGCTTTTAGAGAGAGGGGTGCGAACTCGCAACGGATGTACTCCAAAAGCTGTGTATCTTCAAAGATATGAGATTGTTGGCTAATTTTGTCCAAAATGCGTCTCGCTAGCTGGTCGCGTCGGCCCGGATTTACTTGATTGGCTATTGTATAAAGCAACCATCTTAATTCAAAAGCCAGGTTGTGAGCTATTAAAGTGGTTTGGTTGTCTATCAAATAGGTAAAGATTTGAGTAAAACAAGCTGCGTCCGGTTGATTTGCAATTGGTGCAGCAAAAGATAGCAATTGTCCCTGGTGATAATACGCAATTGCCACGGTATAAAGCTGTGATTGCGGACTGTGCGGATCTAGGCCGACGGTTTCAAAGTCAAAGGCAACGGCTCTGGGCTTGTGTTGTTGCAATAACTCTAACAAACGGGTTAGTGTAACGTGCTCGACCCGGGCCTTTGGCGGCTTCGGCAGTTCCGGTGGTTGCAAAAAGACTTGAAAAGCTAATTCGAGATCTTGTGCAAAGAACGATTTGTTTTCGCCCGAGCGGAGAATGTAGCTCGGATGGTAGGTGGGCACCACGGGAATGGTTCGGTCGCCGATGTGAAGTGGAATGATGCGCGACCGGAGTGAAGAAATCTTTGCCGACCAAAACTTTTGTGGAGCCTTTGGAAAAAGTCCTTTGATCGCATACTCTCCTAGCGCCAAGATGGCGCGTGGAGGATACTGTCGAAGAAGTTCCTGCAAAACTGGAGTGCACGCGCGGAGATCCTGCGGAGTTGGCTGGTGTTTCGGAGGCTGGCACCGAATGGAATTTGCATACCCCACCAAATGGGTTACCTGGTTTGTCGCCGTAAGAAGAGGAATGCGCGCCACACGTGCCCAAGTTGTTGTCAAGGTAGTACGAAGCAGTTGTCCTGACGGCCCGATAAAAGGTCGTCCTCGTTGCACTTCCTCCCGCCCCGGGCCGAGGCCCACGGCCAGCAGATAAGGGGCTGTGGGGTCCGGAGGAAGTTCAAACGGTACCGGGTGAGAGTTGTCGCGCTGTGAGAGTCGGCACTGGACGCAGTTCTCGGTGGGGTCTTTGAAGAGCAGATTCGGTGAGTGTTGCAAAGCCGAGTCGTACATTTAGTTTTCCTCCGTTTCGGCCTCGTCTTCGGGTTCTTCCAATTGCGTTTCCAACGCCCCGGATAGAAAAGCAATTATCATCTGACCGGCTGCCTTGGTTTGTACGTGATCGGCCAAAAGAGCTGTCGGAGTCAAATGGTGATTTGAGCACTGGTGGAAATAGTAATCTAAAAGCTTGGCCGGTGCATAAGTTGTCAATGAAGGAAAGTCCTGCGGTACCGTGCCGACCACTTCCCGCCAATTCGATTGATCTATGGTAAACCGACCGTTTTCTATTCGTATCGGCGTGGGGTTTTGCGCCAAAATTCGGAATCGCTGAGCAAAACCCCTTTGGGGTTGAAAGTTTAATCTTTTTACCTCGCCTTCGGCCAGTTGGGAAAGGACCTGACGCTCTTCTTCTGCAAAGAAGCTGGTTTCGTCCTGATAGTGGTAGAACTGGAGCTTCGAGTCATCGCCGTAAAGCTCGACGGCTTGCGGCGATACGCGCGCAGAATGGAAGTGAGGAAATAAAAAGGGTCGGTAGGAGTTGGGGATGGTGAAATCGAAATCCGGCAAGGTGAAATCGTGATCGGTGATCGTATAGAGCAGGGCCAAGTCCAGGTAATAGAGATGGCCCTGCTCGTATCGAAGGCCGGAGACGTGTTCGGGCCAAAGGATGGATTTGGCCTTGGGTAGATAAGTAAGAGTTGACAAAAAGAGACCGAATTGGGGGATGTCAAAACTGGGGTTGTCGGGGAAGTGTGGGAACTCGGCGATGGTGGGAAAAGTCAGATGCGTGCCGTCAAAGTCAATTGCGATCGTGTCGCCGGTGACGGAGACGGTGGGGGAGACGTGGCGGAAGGTTTCCAAAACTTTAAGGAGCTTGAGGCCAGTGGGAGTAGTAAAGGCTGGGATGGGAAAAGGGAAGTAAGAAGTGTCTTGGTAGGCCCAAACGCGATGATTGGTTGCGATTAATTGTTGGCCGTCGCAATGCAGTAAAGGTGGGCTGATCGGATCTTGTTGGGATAGTACTTTTAACAATGCCTTCATGGGTTACTAACCTCCGCGAATATTTTCGTTTTGAGACGTTTTCTCCGCCGATCCTACCCTGACCCCTTGCGCGTGGCGAAACGCTCTGAGGGAGCCGTGCGCGAGACGCTGAGCGGTGGGGTTGGGGGTGTGGGCGGGGCTGTGTTCACGTACCTCCGAGACCGAACCAAATACCCAACTACCAAACACTTTGTAAACCAAAAATACTTCCGACCAAGTTATACTGCCAAACATTTTAAACCTCTACCCAATTAGTTTTGTCCAAGTTTTGTTTTCCAGGCATTGGTACCCATTTACCAGGTACCCATTTACCAATGCCTAGAGTGCTAAATGCACTGAGGGCTGTGGTAAATGGGTGGTTGGTTAGATGGGAGTGGTTGTAATACTCCAACGTTTTTCGCGACTCCGTTTCCATCAATCTGACGCCTTCCTACGCAACTTCTGCAAAAGCTTATTTACTCGCAAACGAACTGCTTCTTCCGATATGCCCTCCAACACACCTATTTGGCGCAACGTGTGCTCACGAAACGGTGGCAAACCAAACCTTCGCAAAAGCAATAATGCTTCCTCATGTGAGAGACCTTTTAGTAACTTGCTTACCGTTCGCTTATTTAAAACTTTTTCCTCGTGATTTGAACTTTCCTCTGCCACCAAATCCTTCACCGATAAACCATTATCTAGTTCTTTTTCCAAACTTAACGGTGCTTGATACAATGCCTGGGCCGTTTGATCCAACTGTTGTCCTGACAAAAACTCTGAAAGTTGGCGGTAGAAACGGCGCCGTCCTCCAGAAAGACCGTTGTTGATTGCATAGCCTGAGCGTCCCCGCAGATATGTTAAAGAAGCGCCTACATACTGAAAAAACGACACGGTGCCCGTTGGATCGTACCGATCTATCAATCTTATGGCTAGAGACGGCACAGAAGCCTCAAACTCTTCCCGTATTGCTCCATGAAGTCCGTGTCGATCGGCCACTGCTGCCGCATAACGCACTATCTGCTGATACAGCTCTCGGAAAAGCTCCAAATACTCCTTTGGAAGACCATCACCTCGTGCTCGCAAAAGGCGTCGTACGATCAAGCCGTCCAATCCCGGGGCCGTCGGACCGCTTAAATATGGAGCTAGATCAACTGTTGCCAATGCCCCATTCCGTAACTGACGCTCTATTAGACGAAGCCTTTTTCCTCTAAAAATGTATTGATACTCAAATCGGCGGATCTCCTGACGCACCAAATCCGGGGCGTCGTACCAAACCCCCTCTGCTAACCGACGCTCTAAGGTAAAAAAATCTGACATGGGTCTTAATCTTTAAAATATGTCTCTATCGCAAGCACCACCACCTCTGCCGCTTGCTGCAAAGACTCTTGTCCCTCTTCTAGCTCAAAATAAATGTCGCACTCTTTTGCCGCGGCTAGGGCCTCTTTCTCCGAAACGTGTTCGTCTTCCACGGGTTGTGACAATCGCCGCAGTCCCACTGTTAGTGCTCGGGGCTTGACCGCCTCCAATTCGTCCAAAAAACGTCCATCCGTCACCAACTGGTGGTCGGCCGGAGACCGTTCTAACTGCTCCAAAAGAAGGCGCGTCCAAAATTTCTTATCTCGCTTTCGCACTATCTCGGTACCTACCCGCTGCAAAAGATACCGATACGCCTCTGTGACGGATCGCTCGGACACTTCCACGATCATTTGAAACTCGCTTTCGGTTAGTGGGTCCAAGCCATGTGTTGCGAGAAATTCCTCCAAAATACGAATCGCCTCCGCTCGTAAACGAAAAAGTTCAACATTCGACTTTAGTGACTCATCTGAATGACCTACTTTGCCCATCATTCGTTTTACCAACATTTTCAAAGGTTGTGAAAACTGAAAAAACGCCTTGGTTCCCGACAACCTTCCCGCAATTAACTTGGCTACCGTGTCTTTTCCACTACGTTTCGGCCCGAAAATAGCAATTCGCATAATTCCTCCCTTCCATAATTTTCAAATAGAGAAATTGCCTCGGCTTGGGCTCGAGAAATCAAAGGTAATCTGTGAGCAATTTGCTGATAGATAAACTCTTCGGTGGGGTAATCGTCTTGATAAACTATTAGTTTAATACCCGCTGAATAAAGTAGTTTGAGACAAGTCAAGCATGGTTTACACGACACAAATACCCAAGACTTGTCTAGCGACACTCCAAAACGTGCCGCGTAAGCCAAAAGATTCTGTTCCGCATGAACTGCAAAACACAGTTCTTCCCTGTGCCCAGAGGGAATGCCCCGAGACTCTCGATAACATCCCCTCTGCAAACACTCCTCTATTTTGGCTGGCGCGCCGTTGTAACCCTGGGCCAACACTCGTTTTGATGTCGGATCTACCGCCACTGCACCCACCTGTCTCCGTAAACAAGAAGAACGTGCTGCGTTGACCTGTACCAACTCGAAGAAGTAATCCAACCAAGAAATCCTAGCCATATTTGTCTCCCATTTCTCGTAAAAACTTTTCCAGTTCCTGCTTAAACTCCTTGCGATGACGCTTGTTTATTCTTATCGGTAGCTCCCACGTCAAAAACCGGTGCCCACACTCCTGGCATTCTCGATACCTATACAAAACGTTTAAATATTTGTGCCACATAGTATCCAGTTGCCGTGCTGCGCCAGCACACTCTGGGCATCTGTACATTCCTACCTCCCCCGCTCGACCTTCTCCAGAAACCGATAACGTCTTAACCGAATACTTTCGCGAAAATCTGGATCATGGTACGCGTGCATCTCCAAAAGAATGCCTAAATCCGCCAATTCTTTAACAAAATCCGGTTGCTCGAACGGATTCCGGTCTTCCGATAAATGCTTGCGCAGCTTCTCTGCCAACTCTTGCAAATGATGTTCGATGGATAGACGACGCAAATAAACATCTGCGTACCGACGCACTACCGGCTCAAAACTGGGCACTTCACTTTTCATTTGTTTCCTCCAAAACGGTTTTGAGTAAGTATAAGATTTCCAGCTCCACTGGACGAAAATCCTTCCTGGCTTGCTTCTCTAGCTTCTCATAAAGCTCGGGATAATTGCTAAAATCCAAATAAAGTCGTAAAGAAGGCTCCTTGCGGCGCTCTGCAATCCAACACGCCGTACACAAACCCCGAGCCTTTATGTACTTTTCTCGACCACATCGGCGACACCTCTGGACGCGAGAGCTTTTGCCCCCGGCCGACTCCTGCTCGACCTGTGCCTCTTCCTCCAAAAATTGATCCACTGCTCGCATAAATCCCTCCCAAGACTCGGTATGGTACTTGGACTCTACTTCCAACCGTGCCTCGCAATCTAAACAAAGGCCTTTTTCCGACACAAAATCAATTTTGTTACACTGCGGGCATTTCTGCATAGCTGTACTTATATGGAGATTCCAAAATCAATTCGTCAACGACCTGGGCAAATTCCCTTATTTCAGACTGGGCTTTCGGATGCTTTCTCTTCTCTAAGAAATCCTGCCATGCAAGAAGAGGTCCCGACGCTAAAACCGTGGTCCTGGACGCCTGGGGTGTGATATAACGCGCGTCCTCCCGATGCACTCCGTCCGAAATAAGCTGGTTATATACGCCGTCCACGTGGTCTAACAGCTCAAACGTGATACTCCATTGCACGGACTGGGGCAGATAATACCCATCTACTTCGGTATAACGATGCGATCTCTGATTAAAATTTAACCAGGTGTGACGCACGAACTGGTGGGAAAATACCCTAGAAAAGCCCTCCGCCACGACCACTAACCAACCATACGGCCGAAGCGGATCTTCAAAAGTCAACAAATGCACTTGACGATCGCCCGATAACTCTTTTGTTAGATGCAAAAAAGAAGAATGGTTCAACGTCAAATACTTATGCAAAGTTTCAAGAGAAACTAACTCTGTCAAATGCCGCAAATTCAAACATAAATAATTCCAACCTTTTGGGTTATAAACAAAGGTTTTAAATAACTGACTTAGCACCTGCTTTTCGTCCTCTGACACTCCCTCTTCCAAAATGATTGGGGAATGGCTAAAAACCGAATAGTGCTTCACCTTTGCCAGCCTTGTCAAAAACTCCACACGTTTTTCCGGGTCCTTTATGCGCAAATCCTCTGACAAAAGCTGAGTTATGGGCTCCGACGCGTAGCACACACGTGCTCCCAATGCTGAAAATAAAAAGTTATCTGGTAAATAAAAAGCTCCCTCTCGCAACAACTTATGGCAAACTGGGGTCACTTTCCTTACCAACTCGTACCGATAACTCCCCAAAGTTATCATCCCTTCAACCTCCGATCAAATTCAAATACTTTCCCTGCCCGGGAAAGGTCCTGCACACTCGCCGGCTTGATCCCCACCTGTTCGACCTTAGCCTTGCGTACCAACTCCACCAACGCTTCGGTGGCCGGACCATACGCACAATCTCCCTGGAACGTAATCTCGGTCACGGGCAGGGGCATGATTCCTACACCACCTACCGAGCGCCCAGTGGGTTCTGCTACCAGTAACAGCGGTTCCTCCAACGTTAGTGGAGAAGTTGTCTTCACCTTGCCAAAAAAGGTACCTCGAATGGTATAAACTACAAAATGCTTCACGACTAAACCTCCAAAGTGTTTATTATATAACGTTGTAAATCTATCAAACGTTTGATCCAGCCTCTTAGATAGAGCTCTTGCAAACGGGTTTGTGCATACTGGTAAGCACGTTGTAAGAGATAAATTTCAAATAAGTGGGGATGATTTCCACTTGAGTTGATTGCTGCGAGTGTTTTTGGGCCGACTATTCCATCGGCAATGATTGGCTCGCCAAGCTGCTGGAGAGATCTTTGAAGCAGTCGGTTTGCGGTTTTAAGGCCCTGATTTACTATCGCGTCCCAGTACACGAAAAGCACCTGCTCGGGGAGCGGGAGCTCCTGAAAAAGATCGAAATAAAATTTCCGTATTATTTTCGCTGCTTCTCGTAGCTGCGCACTTACTTCTCGCTTATACCGTCCTTGAAGGTAATACCAAATGTCCACCGCAAAATCCGCTAATTTCTTACCTGCCTCTTGTGCTAGTGTTTCGATCTTGGCCACCACCTCGGGATGATGCCGTTCGGCAATTCCTATCACCGTGCGACCGCCTACATCCTCCGCATAAGCGCCCTCTGTTTGCACTAGAAACTGTAAAAACTGCTCTTTTGAGCCTTCCATACGTCCTCCAGAAACCAAATCATCTAAAGACATAAACTGCAGCAATTCCAACTTCACTAACGGCGTCTTGTCTTTATAATAAGGTAAAGGCGGAAGTCCTGCCCGAAGCCGGCGCGTATAAGTTTCATATGCTTTCTTTCCGCCAAGTCTAACTGCTTGGTACATTGCCCAAGCTTTTAGCTTAGATGTACCTCGTGACCGCAGGTGTTTATAAAACAACTTGTCTGCTGTTTTGCGCGGGACAACATTAAACTGATAAAGGGCATCGTGAACTAAAGCCGGACCTCGAACTTCATAAGTATGTGGTGGGAATAGGTTCCAAAATATCCTGGGCACCGAAGCAAAATCTGTCACCAATCCTGGCTTTATTGTTATCACTTGGTGTTGGTGGAAACTGGTTAAAAGACGAAAAGGTTCCTTTAATAAAAAACGATTACCTTCCAAGCCTTGAACCACTAACGGTGTTAGTTCTTCGACCATAATTCCTCCACTTTTAAACAAAAAGCAGGTGGGGATTTCCCCACCTGCCTGTGCCTATCGCGACACCTTTCGGTAAGCCGTCACGGCCACCACTCCCGCCAACATCAAAACCACCGTGGCTGGAGCCGGTACGGGCTCAAACTCTATGTGATCTACCGCCCAGCCACTCCAAGAAGGCGGTGTTATTTTGACCGACTTAATTGGGTCCATCGAAGAGATAAACTCCATCTTTACCGCCTTACCATCTCCGGTTCCTGGGTCTCCATCTGCTATTACCTTTTCGAGCACCTCACCTGACACGGTTATCGCCTCGACCACATACCGCTCATGTGCGTCCACATCAATTAAATAGAACGATGTGCTTGTAACCGGCTTCTCATAAGTCCAGCTTACTTGTTTGCCTATTAAGAAAGGATAGGGAGTGTGATCCCCCCATTTATCCGTTAGCATGGTCCCTCCAACTGGTACGGTCCCATCCACCACCGCATCATCCCATCCTCTGGTAGAAATACCATAAAAAAATGCATAGATTCTGCCACTTAGTTCGGTCGCCAAGATGGCGTTCTCAAAACTTACTCCACTAACGGAGTGCAACGTGTCTCCCTCAACACCCAATCCTTCAAAATCAATTACGTCGGCTCGCGCCAAAGAAACAAACGCACCAAATATCAACAACATAAAAACTGCCCAAATCACCGAAAACTTTACAAATCCTCCAAATGTCGCTGCCCTCATTTTCTCGTCCTCCCTATGAGTAAAATTAGTGCTATTATTGCCGAAATCACCAATAAAACTGTTGCCGGTAACGGAAACACCTAAAGAACCTCCACCACTGGACATTCGTCTAAGGTTATGACCACCTCTTCTAAACCGCTTTCAAAATACCGTTCCACGGCTTGCTGTACAAATACTTTCATTATTATGGCTTGCCGGCTTTCTTCCGCCTGCTTCACCCGCGCCACTAGCCTCACAAATAAAGCTTGAAGAAATCGAAGGGCCTTTTCTTTATCCACACACTGCGACCACCTTACTTCGACCAGTGTGACCGTCCCTTCATTCTCTACCAACTCGATCCTGGCCTCTTGCCTCTTCCCCATGCTATACGGCCCCACCACTGACACATCAAAGGGCCTAGTGGGAAATATAGCCGTCTTCTCTAACAGAATGACCATCTCGACTACCTCATTTTAATTTTCTTGTCTAATCCTATCATCGGCTTAGGTCGGTGTCAAGTTGAAATTTTACCGCCGAAAAAGCCGCCACCGTGTACATTCCACCGTTGCCGGCCCTAGATCGACCTCCAACTCTCCAATGCGATCGTTCTCGATCGTGAACCTTGTTTCAGGTCCCAAAACACACACATCAACCACCTTGTTTTGAACACGAATCTGGTACCGATCCGGGGCCTCGCGACACAAAAAGGCTCCTACGTCGGCTCCCGCCACCAACACCGGAACGCACTGATACTTTTTAAAGAAAAAGATTATTTCTTGCGGTACGGGCTCGATCTCCACTCGCACCCCCTGCTCCCCGTCCCACGCGTACCACTCCCCCGCTAGGGACACCAACTCTGAATCAAAGGAAAAGACTTCCACCGTCAAAAACACCAATAATGCAAACCACACTAACAAAACTAACGGCACCAAAAAATTTAGAACCTTGCGCATTTCGTCCCCCTTGCGGAATACTTTACTTTATCCAACGTCTCCACGTGCCCGGGATAAATACTGTAACGCAAGCTCTTCCAAAGAGCGTATTTGGTACAGACGGGCCAGTTTTAGCGCCTGTTCTGCGTAGCGCACACACGCCGGCCGAAAATCACGACGCAACAAAAATGAGGTGAGCGTCCCCTCCGCCTTGCTCTTTACCAAATCGGTCATCCTGCATCCCATCATACTTGTACCTCCACATAATCTACAATAGAAACCACTGTTTCGATCTCTTTTCCCCGCACTTTTACCCGTTGTCCCGGAGATACCTGGATCTTGCTTTTTGCCTTCAATACACCTCCGGCCACCAACTCCACCGTGGCCGTGTAGGTCGCCGAATCAAACGAAAGTACATTGCCCACATACTCCGGCTGTCCAACCAAAGCTTCTCGTAATTGTTTCAAAGACGAAACGATCATGGTCCTACCTCACAATCGAAAAGACTTCCAAAGTTTGGATTACTTTTAACCCACGGTCGTCCCAAGCTGCGGTTATTGACGTGGACGCGACCGCACCTTTGTGGGACACCCCTTCTATAAAAAACTCGATAAAGTCCCCGGGTAGAAACAAATTCGGATTTGTGTCTGGCGGGTTTAGAACTGTAACAAGTGTATTCTTTCTCATGGGAATCTTTGCATAAGATAATGCTTGAGTTCCCCGAAAAAGACATGCCTGGGTGTCGGTCAACAAAGGATGGGTGATCTCCGGCAAAGGTTTGTTTCCGGCCTCGCCCGAGATAATTACTTTTGCACCCACTGCCCCGGCCGAATCGCCCTGTACATAAACACAATCTATGTCCCTCCCCGGAATGAACTCACCAGAAAGAGAATAACAAAAACTCTCCTGGAGAACTGAGTCGGGAGTTTGTCCTGCCCAAGTCCAAGACTTGTGTTTGTGCCGAGGCCGTACGTGAAAAACCAAATCTGCTTTGTCAACGTTTAGTATCACATCTAAAGCGGAAAGGATGTGTAACACCTGCCTTATGGGTGTCTCTCTTACTGAAAGGGCCTCCGCCTTAATAATCCAATCAGGCACCAAAGAAGTATTCCAATCTAACGAATAACCCTGAGGATTCAAAATGTTTTCCACCACCTGCTTAGCCGAAGAATCACTTGTTAGGTTTAACAATGTCGGTTCTACATACGGCTTGTCTAACAACGCACAAGGAGAGCGTCCCTTGATGGTATAGGTCTTCTGATTAAACGAATATTGATCATTCCATTTCTCCACTATTGCGCGGAAACGATGTCCGTTTATTACTGCTTCCACTTCCACAGGATCGGTTAGAGGTTTAACCGCTTCAAGTGCTTCTTTCCCTAGCACTTCTGCACTAAAAGCCCAAGTCCATGAGTCACAATCGATCGAGAAACTTATACTTTTGACGGGAATTGTTAAATTATCACTCACTCGGAAAAGCATTGCTGAAACCTCCGAATAATAAACGTCGCCCAACTCTTGTGATCCTGGGACCGTCCGCCTATCATAAATTTGTCCGTGAACCGGTCCGGTCCCATAGGGCCAAGGCTCACACGTCCAAACGTGTGTCTCCTCAGATATAACAAAGCTGAAACCAAGCCATGTTAAGGCTAACGGGCAATTCTGTTTAGCCTGGACACGTGCCGGCAATGGTGCGAAATCCACTTCCTCTCCTTACTAGCCTGGGTTTCGGTGGTTCATATCTATCGGCTTCTTCAAAATGAAAGTCTATTACCGTTGCATTCTCAGGTAGTTTTGGTAGCCAATAACAAGGTCTAGGATAGCTCACTTTGCCCCACGGAATTAGTTTTGATGACTCAGATCTAATCAAGTCAATCGCAGGAATTAGTAAACCCTTATCTTGTTCTAGTAACCTGTCCCAGGGTAAATCAAAATCGGCTACGTCCACTGGAACCGGTATTTTATTTTCTAACGAAAGAAACGTATCTAACACAGAATCAAAATCTGAAAAAACTATTCGCAACTGTTGTTTTTCGAAACGCTGCAAATCGTCAAAATTCACCAACTTTGACTTGTCTTGCCTAGTAGCCTGCCCGCATGCACCTTTAATCTTTACATCTAACCTGTCCGGTCGATCTAAAACAAAGTCTAGTTGCTTATCTTCGACTTCCGCTTTATCGAACGTTAAATCTTCTTTTTTGTCTAACTTCTCCGACTCTTCAAAGTTAATCGCTCGTTTTACGTCGTCTTGTTCCGGTTTATCCCAAACAAGACCGACTCCACCTTGAGTTCGATACGGTTTCCGCCAAAGCGGAAGCTGTTCTAGCTCAGACTCAGCTTCCGGCTCTTGTTCTTGCGGTCGCGGGTAAATCAAAACCGGATCGGAGTAGAACTTCGTTATCGGAGTTTCGCCAGCTACATCAAGAGAAATGAATCCTTGCGCAATTAGTCTTCTTACATCAAAAGAAGCGAAAGGTGTTGTCTGTGAGGGTATTAATTCTATCTGCTGAATTTGAGTTAATATTACCTCACTCTCGGTCGAAGCCTCACTAACTACAAACTCAAAATAAGACTGTAAACCAAAATCACTCTCGGCTTCCGTAGCTACTGAATTAAACAAAGAAAGAAAAACTGTTCCTGTCAGTTCTTCTCTGCAATCGAAAAGAATATTGTCACCATCAACCGCAACTATCGTAGAAAGATCAAAGTTTAGTTCTTGTCCTGGGTTTGCTAAATCAAAAAAGAGCGGTCCCTCTGGCAAGGGACCGCTTAAATCAAATCCCAGGGCTTCGGAGGATGGAGGGGAGTATGCCACCAGCCTAACAAACTCCTGGCAAGTTTATCTCGTAAATAATCTCTGTTATACGTGCCAAGGCCCCTTCAATAAAATTCTGAGGCGTGTTTGGTAAAGTCACAAAAAGGATATTTTTGTTTATCGTGTCAAGAATGACTCCGAAATTGCCTTCACCTTCTCGGTAAACTAGAATATCCGTCTTAGTCGCTGTTTTAATTTTCAAACCACCGTCTTCTGATACCTCAATAGCATAGTCTGCCGAAGTCATTTCAACTGCACACAAGGAAAAATTCTCGACCGCTTCCCAGGTAATCTCATTATCCGTAATCGTATCACCTGCGTTAGTGGGCCAAGAAGGCTCTGACGAACCCGTGGTTCCTGCTACTGTGCAAACATATACAAATCCATTTCTAGTTGTCGGTCTAACTACATCGCCTACGTTGTAGGTTGTTGAAGCTTGCCATTCATCTGGATTACAAGCTTGATAATAATTAGTCGGGTTTTTAAAGCAAACTGTCACTAGGTTGCCGTTGTTCTTTAGATAATCCAAAGCTGGCTGGAGCATCGTATAAGATGCTCTGTTTCTCATCGCTATCCAAGTCACTTCATTATCAATGACAGACTGACCGTTTGCCGTCGGCCAAGAAGGTTCTGTCGAACCTGTTAAACCTCCCGTTAGTGCATAATAAACAAACCCATTATCTGTTGTCGGACGTATAAATTCGCCTGCTGGAACGGACATATTAGGTTGCCAAATGTCTGGATTTAGCATTTTATTCTCCTATCTCTAGAGCTGGTGTTATGTGGTCATAAATTTTCGCATTATAAACTTGCTCTTTATCGTGACAAAATACTGCAAAAGCTCTGTCAACATAAATAAATGGCTTTAATTGCTGAAACGGATCCGTAAAAACAAGTCGAGGCAGAGCTATCCTCCAATAACCGTCCGACGGTCTAGATTTTGTTTTTGTTACAAACCCAGTTTGATGGTGGTAAAGAATTACATCGTTCGTTGCTGGTTCACCGCCTTCCGTTACATAACCGGAAAAAACCCAACGTTGGGTTCCTGCCTCACTAATCGGTAAGTGCTGAAACTCTCCTGGCGGAGGAAATTTCGGTGGTTTATAATACTCCGCTTCGTTTACGTAAACTTGCTTCTTTAGACCTGAAAATATCGCCACGCCACCGCAAATTGCTTGTAAACGATAGGTCATCGGGAATTCTACCCGATCTATTGAAGCGTAATCACAAGCTTTGGATATTGACGTTAAATCTACGCCTAATTGCGGAGTCCATTCCAAAATCGCATTTGAGCCGTCTAACTTGAGAAAGAAGGCTCTCACAGTCTGAACATCATTTGTATCATCGTGGTAATAACTCGCATAACTACTATTCACATAAACTCGAAAATAGGCTCCATAAGGAACTACCGACACATAATCTCCCGTTCCCTCTTCAAAGAAACAGGCCATGCCAGTCGAACTATAAAATCCATAATTGTTTCTTGTTGCATACGGAACTACCGCTGTCAAAGGTGCTGATATCGGTGAAAACTGGTGAAACATATTATCACGAGCTACAAAATCAGCTAAAGAATCATCGTTATAATCCGGTGCACTTGCATCTCCCCAAAAAACTGTCAAAGTCTTATCGCTTGAATAGTCACCTGGAATTATAAAAACCAAATGTCCTGGCACCACTTCAAAGCGAATGAACGGAACAAATGTAGAACCACCATCAAATGAAAAAGCTACATCTATCGGCCAATTCTCACAACCATCAAGAGCCAAGCTAACTATTCCGTCTAAAACAGCATCGCTTTTACAAAGGCGAAGGAAAAGAATCCCATCACTGGCCTCAGAATTGCCCGTTATCGTTAAATCAATTTGATTAGTATAAGCCACCGTCCCAATCCTCCGAATCTAAGGAGATTAAGCCCCACTCCCACCACAAAGCAACATAAGACTTACCGCCAACATCAATCTGGCGCATCATAGAGGATGCCGATGTTGTATCTACGGAAACCGACGGAGAAAAACCAGGGTAAGAATGCGCGTCTGGAACTAACGAATAATCCGCTTGAAAAAGACTATACAAAAGTGAAGCTGTATCTGTCGGCTTAACCAAACCTGGCATTTTAAAGAAAGCTGTATCCCCGCCTAAAAAATCACATATTGCATAAACGGGAGATCCGATAAAGCGTGATGCGAATAAAGTCCCAAACGGGTTATAAAAGCCAGGCTTTAATTGTATAGCGACCTGAGTTTGTGGAGAATAGGGAAAACCTAACGCCTTACCGTAATAAACCGCTTTATCTGACGTATAGAATGCAGTAGGGAACTGCACTACTTTAACCGCTTCACACCAATAAGATCTAACCACAAAATCAGTCACTGAGTTATTCCTAAAACAAGTATATGCAAAAGGAGCCTTCGTATAATCACCTGCGCACAAAGCATATCTAAAATCATCATCAAAACCACCGTCAGCGCTCTGAGTAAATAAATAAAAAAACCTATTTGTTGCTACCAAAATCCAATGATGGTTAGAACCGCTGTTGAAATTACTAATCCCCAATCCTGAATAACTCTCCTGGCTAATCCGGCCCGTTTGCCCTCTAACCGGATACGTAATTACTGACTCATCTAAAGTATATTGCTCTGCCACTTGAAACTGTATATAATCATCCTGATATAAACCTATTGCTAAATGTGTCCCATTCCCTTCAACCTCATCTGTTTTCAAAATCAACATCGGATTTCCAACTGGATCATTGCCCTCATCAACTATAGTCCAACCGGCTGCTGGCTTAGTTCCATAACCTTCAACTAAACACTTCTTAAACACGTTCGCAATAGAGTTCATTAAATCCGTCGCAGTAGTCCCAACAAACTGCGGCGCATCGGTGTCATCTGATTTATATACTATCACATCACTCATAATCGAATCCTCCGTTTAATCCACGTCACCTCGTATTTGGACCTTAAACGAATCTCCCTCACCCTCCGGGTCACCTTGAAGAACCGTTCTGACAAACCAAACCGGAAAGTGGGCTGCTGTTGTATTAAAACGCAAAACGTTGTTTGTTTGCCAACCGGTGCCCCAGCCCTCTTTTCTAATATAGAAATAAGGTTCATTCGTAGCTGGGTTTATCGGTGCTAGATCATTATAAATATCACCAGTTGCTATTACTCCAACGTTTTCTCCGATCACCTTGAAATTTGTCGAGCTAGTGAAAACAATCGCCCAACGTTCTTGAATCGAGCCTTTATTCGTCACTTCAATCGGATAATCAATTATGTTAAAAGTCGCTTCCGCTGGATCACCTTCAAGCTCATCCGAGAAAGTCCCATACCAGTTCTTTTGGTCAAAAACATTTAAGACTTTTGCTTGAAGATCTCCCATCAAAAGAGCTGAGGAAACAAAAGAATTCCCGTCTAAAAGGTAATCGTGGTCTATCGCCTCAGTAAACGTTAAATGACCGCTCACTTGCACGTCAGAAACTAGACGCATATCTTCTCTTCTATGATACGCAATCAAAGGTTGTGTATATCCTGACAAATCCAATGGGTCCGCAAAAGTTACTGTTCCATTGTCTAAATCAACCGAAAATAAATTGCGGTTTACATAACGACCTTCTTGGTCGAAGATGTCCACGTAAGAAAGGTTTGTCCGTCCTAAGTCATAAGTCTGTCCAGCCTCGACTGGATTAGGTAGGGTTGTTTGCTGAATGTTATGTATCACTACAACATCGCCGATATGAAAAACGGGAACCCTGCCGTCAGGTGGAAGTCTTATAGGATCGAGACCAAGAATTGACGGATCTAGCGGGATAGACTTATAACCAACCGCATTATAACGAATCCTGCTAACGTCCGGCATATAAGGAACAAAGACCTGAGTTCCATCTTCATTCAAAAGCTCAGGCTTAAACCAATCCTCCGTCTCGTATTCTGTTTGGTGTGGAATCCATTTCCCAAATCGAACTTTTACTAGCCCACTTAAAACATCTATCTCTCCGATACAAAAATCATCATTTATCACTCCGGCTAAATCTGCTGTTACCGTTCGGAGATTACCGTCTAAATCAGGGAAAACTAGTTGAAATGTCCCTGGTGCAACCGGAGTCACATCAACAAGGAAAGAAAGTGACGTTGACGGTAAAAGTCCGGCAAAAGCGCCTATTACTCCGGTCGGTTCTGTATTAGTCACTCCATCTTGAACAGATGTTAACTTAAAAGCATACTCAGCCTCATCATACTCTCCAACCTTATCTCCATACTCACCTGTTGTCACATCAAAACCTTTAAGAAGATCACCGTTGCTTTCATAATATTTATTTCCGTTCCACTCAAAGGAGAAGGTGCGAGGCAACGGTTTAAAATCCTCATAATCAACTTTTAGTAAAATAGGTCTCGCGTCATAAGTCCACGTCTGACTGTTCTCAGACGTTCCATCTATCACATAAGATAAAGCATAAGCCATTTTCGGGTTAACTTCGATATAACCTGCACGATAAACACGCCGAAACCTGTTTGTTCCTATTACAACTTCTTCCCTAGTCAAAGGTGGTCTCGTCCTGTAAGAAGCGACTAGAGAAGCCGCTAACCTATTAGTGAATTCTGGTTTATATATCTGGGTCGGGTCCGTTCTGTAAGAAGTCAAAAATGACTCACTAGAAAAAACATTCGTCTCAAGCTCACCTGGCAAATATTCATGATACGGTTGTATTTTCGCCAACAAAATTGAACCGTTTGTATAGTCAACAGTTCCAACTTGGTCTCCAAACATATTTATCAGATTTCCGCTTCCGTCGTCTCGTGCGTAAACAGGTGGGTCAATTCTCGCTATAAAACGCAGTTCCGTTATCGGTCTAACTATATTAACGTTGTAACGAATCACTACCGAACCTGGTTCAATAGCATTGCCCGTCTCAAAAGCCCAATACGGTTCCGCATCGTTCCAATCATCTTCAAGCTTGGCTCCTGATTCTCTAACAGTCTCTTTTGCCGAAACAGTCACCGTTATTTGAGTTGCTGCGTCGGGAATCTCAGTTGGATAGAAAATAATTTCACCGTTCTGATAAAGAACCGATCCTTGGCCATCCCCTTGCAAGTTTCCACTACCGTCATCGGATACAGACTTAGAAGCACCATTTGCAATGTAATCTATTTGCAAACCTGAAACCGGAACAAACGTATCTAGCTTAAATCTATAAAACAACTTGCTCAAGCTTTGTTCTGGTGCTGCTAGCGTTATATGAGGAACAGTCGCCCAGCGATACATAATCGCCGAATCAACATCGGGCAATGCTCCTGTTGAAACGGTTAACGTCCCCGTATCATAATTAAAAGTTCCCGAACCAATAGCAGGGTCAGAACCACGCAAAGTCCCCGTCCCATCATCTCTTAACACATACCAGTTACCTTGGCTCCTGTAATGGAATTCGACTGTGAAAGCCGAAGGAAACGGAAGCAAAGTCTTAACGAACGTGTTTCTTTGCGTTTCCTGAGTAATTGATTCAAAAGCTGTATAAGTAAACACGTTCAAGTCAAGAGCTGGAATATAGGCCAAAGAAGCACCTGTAAAAGAAGACGCAAACTCAATAGTTCCTTCATAATAATCTATCTGTCCGACAACCGTTGTTCCTGATAGCAAATCGCCATATCGTTCATTTTTCGGAGAATCGGTAAAATCTCCGCCTACCGTCCTTGGGACTACCGCAAAAGGCAATCTTATTACATCACCTGACGAAACGGTTATTGTTTCCGTCTGTTCTGTATAGGAAATAGGAAACAAACCGACTTGCTGGCCTGAAACATAACGATCGGCCAAAGCTATCTCACTTCGGGCCGTTGGAACAACATTTGAGAAGATACTTTCTACTTTAACCGTAAAATCACCGACCGAAGCAGGTTCGATCAATGGCGCGATTCCATAGAACCTTGCAGACGCACCCACAACTGTATCATAAAGATACGTGCCGTCTGCTGGATAAAAGACTGGGCTTAACGGTGAGCCTGAGTGGTCAAATTGAAGAGGACGCTCTAGAGTCAAACGCCATTCGACTACCTTGACGGCTTGAATCTTGCCGTCAACTTCCATCATCACCTCTTTTTCCTGAAAATCCGCTTCACTTATTCGGACGAATTCTGCGTGGCCATCACCGTCAACTAACGAACCTCCAGAATAATCAACAAGATAAACAACCTGATTAACTCTGAAAATATCGCTTCCAGGTGGGCAAAATACTGTCAAAACGCCTAACCCTGCAGGGTGGAAACCTACCAGATACCCGCCTCTCCGATACGCTGGCGTTTGGTAGGATTGAAGAAAATTTACTGCCTCTGCTCGACGGTCAAGGCTATCGTGACGGGTGAACATTGTGCATTTTATCTTTCTATCTACCGGAGGACGGGTTATTACCAGATGCGAACCATAGTACGGATCTGCATTCAAAGACATGACTGCGGGAAAAGCTTTTCGCAAATTTACCCTGCCATAAACACGATCAAGGCGAGAAACGTCGGGGAAGAGATTGTTCATTTCACCGTCAATCACTTCTTCCCCCGTCATGCGACCACCGCCTTCTGGCGTATCATCAAGCCGTTCCGATTTCATCAATTTTATGTCTTCATAAAAGATGGCCATATCTAGCCTCCATTACACTTCTCTTGCGAACCAAAAAGAGAGTAAAGAACAGATAAAAATGCGTCGATGTAACAAGAAGCTATTAATTTTTCTTCCTCTGTTTTTGCTTGTTTCTTTTTCTCACGCCATTTCTCGACTGCAAAACAAAGGTAAGCTTTTACGTCTTCCTTTGAAAAGTTAACGACTACTTCTCCATTTTCTAACTTTTTGGTTTTAAAAGGATATTCCGCCATTACACTTCCCTCAGCTTTATTTTTAAATTGTTATACGTCTCGACGTTGTGTGCAAGCTCTTCAAACTCTATTGCCTGCTCATCGTATCGAAACACAACTTCAAATGTGTCTCCTGTCGGTGTGGTCAAAGTCATTTGTTCATTAATGTTTAATAATTCAAACAAAGAATCGAGAAGCTCTTTGCTTACCCAAATTTCCTCATCCCCCACCAAAGTTATCGGCCTCCCCCCGACCTTCCTACTTGTCTGTGTTATTAAGGTTCCTGCTAAAGAACGATCAACTTGTGCCACTACTTCTTGCCAAGACTTGTCTATCCACACCAAATCGGCGGGTAATGACACCGTGATTGTTGTGCCGGTCAAAACCCAACTCATCAACTCACCTCCGCCAAGCTTTGCAACTGCTTCACCAATTCCTTCGCTACATCCGACTCAGCATAAACTGGCATCTGCTTTCCATTTATTTGTATCACCACACGACCAAGATTTGGAAACTCAAGCGACTTCACCTCACCTCCTGTCGCAAAACGGGGAATCTGTAAAGAATTCAACCGTGACAACAACCCCAACCCGTATCGATCCACCGCTTCCTTGCGAATTACAAATTCTCCCGACTGTAACAGCGAAGGCACCTGTGAAAGCCCGCTAAATGAAGCCACAAATCCGCCCGTGTGAAACTTTTGTATTGGAACGCCCCTGAATATAGCCGGGAAGTCGAGATCGAAACGTGCCCCGGCCACAGACTTCGCTAGGGCCGATTGTGCGCGGTCCTGACGCGCGAGGAATGGCTCTGCCGACAACCAAGGTGATTTATACGGAAAAAACCGCCCATATAGCTGCCGCAACTGTCCTTCCGTCGAAGGGTCCCACGCATCCCAACCCGGAGGCCGCACCACTATCTGCTGCACCTCACGCTGGCGCTGAATCGCTGCAATAGGTTCCGTCAAAGAGCGGAGGCTGCGCAACTCTGCCTCGACTCGCTTTTCCTGTTTCAAATAGTCATAAGCCTTGCGAAAATAAGCCGACATGGCCTCCGCTGTGCGATTCACTTGATCGCGCTCAAAGGACTGGGGAACGCGATTCCATAGCTCTCCCGCACGATCAAAATACTCCTCTGTTTTCTTTGATAGTTCTCGCGAAGTTTGCTCCAATTCAGCCTGCCGTCTCTTTATGGCTGCTAATACTTGCTCGGTATGATTCACGGCATACGTCAACGGAAAAGTCACCAAATGCTTGGACGCCTCTTTAAAAAGCGGTCCGTACTCACGACCCAAACCTGCATCCGTCCAAGTCCACAAGCGGCCGCCTCCACTAGAAACCGTCTCCGGCTTAAACAAGTTTGTCCACGCGTCGATCACCGTCAAAAAATTCGCTACGTTCCCGACATCAAACGCCCGTCGTGGATTCTGTCCAAATACCTGAAACGGTTTCGTTAATACAAACGGAGGAAGGACTGCTTTAAATGAATACGGAATTGATAATTCCCGCGGCTGGTAGGGCACTGTTGTTCGTATTTTTAATTTGTAAGTCTCCAGCTCCGCTCGAAGCGCATTTGTTGCCGCCACTGCCGCCACCAGGCTGCGAGAAAACCGATCTAACTCTTGTGATTCGATTACCCCTGCACTTACCAGCGTCTGCGGCAACACTTCCGGTGCTTTGATTCTACTCGCCTTCGCTGCTAACAAACTAGTATAACGCCGTAATAATTTCTGGCCCTCCGTACCCAAAAGCTGCTTAAGATCCTTATGTGCTACCAAATCCTGCAAATACTGTCGGCGTTCGTCTTCCGGGAGAGACTGCGCCTTTTTCACTTCTTCTACTAAAGGCTTAAAAGAATCGGTCGTTCGGAACTCCCGCAATGCCTCGCTAAAAAGACGCTTCCACAAATTTTCCGAAAAGTAATCCTTCTCCAAGATGACTTGTTCTTGTACCTGTGCCGGGTTAAACGGATACTTTCGCAAGTTATGACGGAAATAATCTACTAGACCCCCGGTTGCAAATTTTGGCAAAGCCTCTCTTGGAAACTGACCAAAATTTAGTAGTTGAAACAAGCGAAGGCCATACTTCCGAACGGCTTCTTTCCGGATAACAAACTCGCCCGGCATCAAAAGGGCCGGTACCGAGTCGGCCGAACCGTACCCGGGCAAATATCCCCGCTTGCGAGAAAAAGCTGCCGGGTCTATCTGTCCACCAAGAGCACGGGCCTCCACTCGACGCACATAAATGGTATGTGTCGAAGATGTATCCCGGCCCTGCAAGCTATCCAGTGCTTGCAACACTTGCGAGGCATTGTCAAAAACGCGGTGCTGTGAGTGTGTTGTAATACCTGTGAGGGTCCCTTCTACCTGTTGCCGCGCGGCCTGAGCAGCCTGCAAAATTGGGGACGTATCCAAAGAAGCGGTCCCCGTCACGTTAAATTTCTCTCCAAGTTCTTGCTGTACCTGCTCCATGCTCTGATAAATCGATTGCGTATCCAAAGAAGTTGCTACCGCGATCGGCGCTTCCTCGAAAAACCGTGACAAAGAAGCCCTTACCTCTCCGACCTGACTCGGAAGGTCTTCACTACCCAAAGCCAGTGCCGCCCGGATTGGGTTTTCGGCAAGCTCTGTCTCCAGATCACGATGCAAAATCTGGGCTTGCTCACGCACTGCCTCATCATATAACTTGATATTTACTTTTATCTCTTGGAATAGTGAGTCCAAATAATTGCGCAATTGTTGGGCCTGCTCTTTTGTCGCCTCCTGTTCCAACTGCACCGCTATTTTCAGCTCCTGCTTTCTTGCCGTTATCTCTTCAAGCTGCTGCTGGATCTCGCGAATACGCTCTTCGACGGTCTGCTTAGCCTGCGCCGCTGCATCGGCGATTTCCGAATGCTTCTTCTTTTCTTTTTCCAAAGCCGAAATATACGTTTGCTGCAACCGCGTGGCCAGTTCGATTTGCTGATTACGCGCCTCTTGCTTAAGTGCTTCGTCTTGAATTCCTTGAGAAATCCGCCTTATTGCAGACAAAGCTTCGTTATAATACCGCCTTGCCGACTTTAAATCGCCCTCCGCAAGAGCCTTGCGCATCGCCGAAATCTTCTCTTCCGCCTCCAAAGAACGATCACGATATGCCTCTTCCTCGGTCATGGTTTGACGACGGAGCTCACGGATAAACTGCTCCGTCGTCATTCGAGCGCGTTGAATCTCTTGTTCAATAAGCTCTACGGCCTGGCGGCGACGCTGCTCTTCCTGCACCAAAAAGTCGATAAAAGCTCGGTACTCGTTTATCGACTGCTGCCAAATTTGTTGCTTCGCAGATAAGATTTCGGCCTCTGCTTGCTTTGATCGGACCGTATAAGTTGACAACTGCTCAAGGGCTCGGCTATTCGTCATCTCTAAAAGCTGCTGCCGCAAAGACATCAACTGGCTAAAAGTGTTTGCATCCTGTGCATAAAGCTCTAACTTCTTATTAAATATCTGCTCTTCTTGTTTATAATTTTCAAAAACGGCATTGCGCTGGCTTTCCAAAGTCGTTTTATGGTCCAACAAAACCTGGTCTAATCGCTTATGAAGATCTGTTAAAGAAAGCACGGCTCCCTGGGCATCCTGCACCGAAGCAACCCACGATCCCATCGACTGTGACCAAACCAAAGTGCCGTTGGTTATTAACTGGTCCAATTCTTTTATCGTGGTTATCTGTACACCTACGGACTCGCCAAAAGTCTCAAGTGCTGTCTTTAGCTTGATAGCGGCTAAATACCCATCTTGCTCGGCCTGTTTCAACTGTTTATTTGCCTGCGAAAGATCGTATATTTCCTTGATGGCCTTCCCCAACTCCCAACCCATCCACAAAGCCAACAAGGGCAAAGAGGCTGCGCGCACCGCCTTCAAAGATCCTTCTACCAATGCCAAGGCTGTGTGCATACCACGCAACTCAGCCACGGCCTTGGCCGCACTAAAGGTCATCGAAGTGGTCTTAAACAATGCCCAAGCCTTGTTCAAAATATACAACTTGGCTGCCACTTCGACCAAAGTTAAAACTAACTCTTTGTGCTTTATCACAAAATCTCCTGCGGACTGCGCCAAACGCAAAAGAGTGGCCGCATAGTGGGAAAGCTGGACGATTAACTGTGCTATCTGTTCCCGATTGCGTTCCAACCATCCCACTAAATCGGATAGGGAATCAATCAACACACCATCGTGCTTAATGGCCTCACCAATGGCTATCTGATACTCTTCAAATTGGGCCTTTAGCCGTCGCAGTGCGCCCCCGAGACCGGCTTCCTGGAACTGGGCCACCTTCTGGGCGGTTCCCTCCACATCCTGGAGCTTTTCGCGATAGCTAACTAAAGCATCTTCACCCTGTTGGAGAACTGCTGACATCCCCGGACCGGCGATCATTCCAAAAAGCCGTACCGTATCCTCAGCCGAAATTCCGGCTCGACGGAGATCTAACAAAATATCTATCAAAGGCCGCATTCGTCCGGCTGTATCACGCACTGCCACTCCGTACTTTTCTAGTACGGCCGCGCCCTCGGCTGTGGGCTTTATCAAACGAACTAGTGCTTGCCTTAGCGTCGTACCTGCCCGCTCCCCGCGATAACCGGCGTTGGCAAGGGCCATCAAAACGGCGGTGGTTTCCTCAAGAGTTTGCCCTGCTGATTTGGCTACGGGACCGACGTAGGAAAACGCATACCCCAACTCGGTTAGAGACGTGTTCGACTGAGTGAATGCCGCGGTAAGTAAATCGGCCGCATGAGGAAGCTCAGAAATAGACATATTAAATTGGGTCATTATGTTGGTCACTATGTCCGACGCCTGTCCGAGATCCATCATGCCCGCCGCCGCGAGATTGAGCACCGTTGGAATAGCGGAAATGGTTTGGTTCACATCAAAACCGGCCATCGCGAGGTACCGCATGCCCTCAGCGGCCTCCGTGGCCGAGTAACGGGTGTTGCGGCCCATCTCCCTGGCCGTTTGAGCTAGACGCTGAAAATCTTCCTCGGAGGCCCGAGCTACGGCCGCCACACTACGAATGGCGTCGTCAAACCGTACATACGCTTGAACGGCCTCTTGTACGTGCTGCTTGAGCTGCACTAGGCCCTGGTAAGAAGCATAAGCAGCAATAAGTCCTTTGAACGAATCAAGTACCTGTGTTTGCTCTTTATGCAAAACACGGTACTCTCGGGAGAGTTCGGACACTCGCTTACGCAAATTCACCTTTGCCTTCGCTAGTTCAAATGAGGTTACTTCTCCGCGTCGAAAACCGCGCTCCAGTTCCTTATAAGCTTGGTTCAATCGCTGAATCTCCGCCTGCACCTGTCGAAAGGGCTTCACATTCAACATCCTCTTGTAGGCATCCAAAGCAGAGGTGCGACGGAGAGTCTGCTCCAAACGCTGGGTTTCCTGAGTTAAGAGCCGTTCGGCATCGGCCAGACTTCTGGTACTGATTCCTGCCTGCTGGAGAGAAGACCGAAGCTCACCTAACTGAGACTTGAGCCGGTTGTAGCGCTGGGAGAGCTGCTGGACGGTTTGAGAAGCCTTTTCAAACTCGGCCTTTAGCTGTGTGCTCGGGGCTTGAGTGGCTCTGATTTGTTGTCTTAGCTCGGTAAAGCGCTGTTTCGCCCGTTGTAGCTCCTGCTCGGTCTTAGTGAGCTGCTGAGAAAGTTGTTGAAAAGAACGAACCTTTCCTAGATTGTCGAGGGCCTGACGAAGCTTCTCGGCCTCGCGAAGACCGCTCAGGGCCACGTTGATGAGTAAATCCAACCGAGCTTGTTTAGCCACTCTTAGCCCCCTTCTCTAGGTGCTTTAAGTACTCTGTGCTTTTTGCGAAGAATCCCCATCCCCACTCCCAGGGCTGGGAATGTCCTCGTTCGCTAAGAGCGAAGACGGCACATTCCAATTCAAAAATTGCATTACCGGAACGGGCAGAAGCCGCTCCTGCACCCTGAAAAAAGCCTCGTTCACCTCCGAAAAAGCCTGCATTATCTTTTCAATCGCTGAATAGGAAAGGTCTTGATAAGTGTACCCGTTCGGCAGTTCGATACAATCCCCCAAAAACTCGAAAAAGTCCAACATAAATTTCTTTGCATACTCAAGAAGTGTCATATTCTTTAACTCTTCCTCATCCGGTATCTGAGACAAAAGATTCCGCACTATGCGCGGAGTCAGTTCCCGCACAACCACTTGTCCTATCCCATCCAACTCTATTCTTCGCTCCAAACGCATTTTCTCTCCCCTACAATAAGTTTTTAAACACTTTCTTTATACACAAAAGCCCAAGCGATACCTGGTCCAAAGCCTCAAGTACCGCCTGGGCAATTATTTCCGTCGCAAATGTGGTCAGTAGTAACAACATTAAAAGTACCACCAATGTCACTACCCACCAAAAAGAATCCCTCATTTCGTCTTTTTCTTCCGACGTTCCCGCTCTTCAATAGCCATATCACAAATTTCTATCATCTCTTCAAGGACGTGTTTCCAGGCTTTACGTTCATCTGGGTCAAGGATTTTATCTTCGTCTATCCCTCCGAGTTTTTCACTTACCAGGCTAACAATAGTTCGCATGGTGTTACGTGCGGCCACCTTCACATAAAGCGGGGCGTCTGTTAGAACCTTATTGATTGCGTCAGACACTAGTTCATGGATTTTGTCCTCCGTAGTCACCTCGGGATCATCCAAAACTTCCAAAGCATCTTGGAGACCTTCTTTAATCACCTTGGCATCTTCTTCTCGGCCATAGAGATAAATTGCCAAAGCATCTGTGGCAATCAAAATCGCCATTTCTTCATTGGATTTTACCGCCTTACGAAACCCCTTAAAAAATCTGCCCATGTTTTACCCCCTTTTGTTATTCTTCTCGCTTTTCCTCTTTACGACGGGTCCTTACCGGAACACCCGCCTTTAGATCCTTCACAATTACCTTCGCCCAAAACTCGGGCACCTCTAACTCATCACCACGCTTATATACCTTGTCACCAAACCTTAACTCGTCTCGATCGACTTTGATTTTTACCGCCATTATACACCCCCTAAAGTCATTCACAGATTCCCTGCACTAAAATTTGCTGCACAGGAGAAACGGTTCCCTCCCAAGAATCAGTTCTCACTTTTAATACTATGCACCAAATACCCTGCTGGTCAAACTCTGGTACCACACAATCAATATAAAACTTATACCTTGTTTCCGTACTTGGTACCACCGTCCCATCTAACGTGAGTGTAGTACCATCCGGTTTCTTTATCTCAAATGTTGCTTGTTCGATCACTGCTTCACACGGGAACTTGTATCTTACCAACGTATTTTTATCACCCACAAAAGGCATTAATCCACCTCCACAAAAGACTCTGGTGAATCAAACTCTAGTTTCCCAAATGGGTTGGTCTCCACCTCCACTAAAAACTGTATCGCCGATTCCGCCGACAATTCCACTGACAACGTGCCTACTACATCAATCTGCTCTAAAGTTCCTACTACTTCCAACAAGTGCGTCCCTCCACCAATATCACTTGTTTTAGGCTTCCAACAAAATTTAGCACCTTCACAAAGTGACGATCTACCACTACACGCACCGCACCAAAACCAAAAGTTATCAAAAACCCGTGTTGTTGGTCCCCATATCCCTGCGTTAACAGGTTCATTTCGGCTCCCGCTTCACTATCGCTGTCTCGGGTAACGTCGTAAATTTATTCTGTCCCGTCTTATCATATAATGCAAACCTGGCTACTACCTCCGAACCAGCTTCGTTATAAATTACTAGTTCGGTATTACCACTCCCATCATCTCTCATCTCTAGTTTACCAAGCAATGCCGCTTTTACTACAACCACCGCCGCTTGCAAAGCGTCCATGTCGGACTTGCTCGCTAAAGTTGCTAAGTCCTCCACCGACGCCGGATGTTCTGGCAAGCCTTGCACCTTTGCAAAAATTTCTTTCAACAGTACCGCTGCCGAACCGGGTTCGGTATAGGTTGCTAATAATTCTCTCCAAACTTCAAAGGCTGTCTCTGATTTCAACAACTGGCCCACATACTCACCAAAACTTCCTGAGACGTTGTTGTCGGACAACAACTGTGCCCAAACTGCACGGGCTATGCGGTTCTCGTCCTGGGTAAAGGGTTCTTGGAAATCCGATAAGACGATCTCAGGGTCTCCATCCGGCACCGTCCCTGTTAACTCAAACTCCCACTCAACCGTTCCTGTGTGATGTGCTGAGGCACCGGAAGAAATAAAAAACCACTCCCCTAACGGATAATCTTCTAAATTAACTTCGACCTCAGCAAGAAGAACCGTTCCCTGCTTTGTACGCATCTTCAACACACCGCCAGAGCCAGACACTCGTTTCACGTAAACACCAACCATCACCGGCTCGCCTTCCAAAATAGAAAAAGTGCGTTTATAAGTTATTGGTATATCTGTCTCAAAAGTCCAAATATGGACTGACAAACCTTGGCCCGACCTCGTATCTGTTTCAGTCCAAACTTTGCCATCTGCCCAAAACCAAATTAACTTATTTGCAGCGCCGTTTATTTCTTCATAATAATGAAGAGAAGTGGGCGTTTGGTCTGGCGCGCTGCGATATACATTCTCATTTAATACCATCCCCGGCTTATACCAAAGACGCCTAACCTCGCCAAGACTCTGCCAATCTCTGACCATATTTGAAAAGTAGCCCACCGCGTGCAAGTGTAAGTCTTCAAACACCGGAGTTGCATTCCTACTAGACCAACCATCACCACACCCAATCGACCAGCAATTTTTTGCATAGAAACCTGTTGTTCCCTGCGGGTAATACGGCATCCGGCTACCAATACAACGGCAATTTTCTAGATGGTGTACCTGAGAACCTAGACCAAACGAATAAGTCGAAAATTCCTTCATTATTGATATATCGACATCTTTAAAATAAATATCAAACCCGCCGGATGTTGCACCAATCAGTCCATATTGGACATATTTTCCATCAGCCAATGATGCTACTATGGCCACGTCCTCTATTTCAGAGTGCGTTATGTCATAATAAAAATACAAAACATGATTCAAAAGTTGTGGGTATTCCGAAGCATCTACATGGAAAGCACTATGCTTAATCCTCGCTGGTTCGTTTACCGCACTTGAACACTTAAAACAATAAAAACAAGCTCCACTTCCACTCCAAGGATTGTTTGCATAAGTTACAACTACATTCTCAGCGTGGACACGAGACATTAAAAAATAACCTGCTGGCAACATCGTATCCGGTCCGCCACCTTCAAAAACTAAATTACTGGTGAAGTTGTTCACCAATCCAGCCGGTAATAAATCTAAATCATCATAACCGTGAGGCTTATTCAAAGGAGATTGCAACGTGACCTCATTTCCATTTACGGTATCAACGAACACCCATTCCCAGTCATCTGGAGTCACTTGAAGATAAGGATAGCGATTAGTTACCTCTTCCCAAATTGGAGCCAGTAATAACTTATCGCCTGGCATCCATCCTGTTACATCTTTTACATAAATTTTTGTGTCTCCTGGATTGGCCCGCTGCAAAAGGTAGGTTGTCCGCCTTCGATAATGTGCCGACACTGCATAAAACTTTGGTTCCTTGTCTGCTGCATATCCTCTAAAACCTATCGCATAGTAAGAACCCCTAGTAGCAAAACCTGTATTATTACGATACCAAGTGAAAGTTATATCTGCAGGAAGAGGATCATCTGGGTTGCCTAGATCAAAAACACCTGCACGATCTGGATAAACTGCATCACAACTAATGGTTCCGCGACAATCAAGCGAAGCGTTGACCTCTCGAGACGCCTTCAACACTCCTCTAAGTATTAAAGAACCATAACTTTCGCGATAAGGATAAGCCGTCGAAACGTAGTAACCTGCCTCTTCTCCACACCGCGCGTCCGTGTCAATTACTACTTCATGTCCCTCCATTATCCAAACACGGTCTCCGAAATCGGGCACGCGGCCCAGATCCCAAGTGTTTGGATCGCTCCATAAACCGGATTGGACCGACTTTATATCTTCCATTTATGAACGTCCATTTAAAATTTGTGCTTCCGTTTGTTCCGACTCGCCTTTCAATTCTTCTAAAAGAGAAGAAATGCCCGAACCACAAAGGGGCAAACCACGTCGTACCAATTCCTCATATAATTCCTCTGGATTCTCAAATCCATATAATCGCACACGGTCCAAAGAACCCGTTTCTTTTACTAGCCATGCAAAAACTTTTTTCTGCGGCCAACGCAATAAGGCCTTAACCCTCTCGGTCATCTCCCGTCCTCCGACTGCAAAAAGCTTGCAAATTGCGAATAGCGTCATCTAAACGCTTTATCGTCTCTCGCAACGCCGTTACCTCCCTCACTAAATTCCGATGTTCCAAGATTATTTCTTTAAACAACATGACTGCGGGTGAGACCACGAATTTAAAGAAAAACCACGTCCCTGCGACCGAAGGGATTATCCATACTAGACCCACCAAAGCGTTCTCGGACTTCGCTAACGCCTCTACTAAAGATTTAATTATATCGTTCACTGGTAGTCACCACCCCCATCAACTCTTCCAAAGAAAATGGTTTGGATAGTACGGGAACTCCTTGTCCATGTAAGGCTTCTTTGTTTAAGATCCGGGAGTAAGCCGTTATTACAATAAACTTTGTCTCTGGATAGCGCTGGGGGAGAGAATAGACATCTGCTACCCCCTCCCCCTTGTAAACAACGTCAATTATACAAATGTCAAAGTGCTCTGACGCTAACTTCTGCTTGGCTTCGCAAAAAGATACGCATCCACAAACATAGTATCCCAAATGCGTCAGAACTATCACAAGCGATTCGAGCAATTCCTCGTTATCATCAACTACTAATATCTTTTTCACTTTTCCCCTCAGCCTTAGGCAAAATACTCCACCACATAAGGTTCGGTGTAGCCCTCTGGAGTCACCAGGGTTCCTTCGAGAGCCAACGACTGGAAATCATCGGCCAAGAAATCTACTTCGGAAGCCGGACGAAGCTTCGCCTTAAACACGCGAACCGTACAATCCTTTCCGTTTACTTTGTTCAACCCATCTAAGATTAGTGCGGCCTCAATTTCCGAATTGCGAGATGCCTTAATACGCTTACCAGCAGTCTCTCCATAATTATAAGCCACTTTGATCGTCTGTCCATCAGTTATCGCTCCCTCTTCGGTAATAAACAGCATTCCTAGACGATAATTCACTTGATAGTCCGTCCCCAAAGTATAGGTCGTGGACCCATCCTCATTAGTCACGGTAAACCCGGACTCCTGAATGTTCCGATGCTCAAGAGGAATCCACTTCCCCTTGCGGGCCGTATAGGATACATCCGACACACTTCCTGCCGCCACCTCAATCACCTCAATCAAGCCTCGCAAAGCAATTGCCAAGTTATCGACGTTAAACTCGTCAATCGTTATGGCTATCTTCGGAGGTTTCGGCAAGGTTACCGTATCCAAAGCCTGGCCATATGTTTCCCGCATTTTCGAGATACGTTCTTTCACATCCGCATCGGTTTCATTCACCGCAAACTGGGTCGCATTCCCCACATAAATAAAACCGCCTTGCAAATCACGATCTATCAAAAGATCTCCTGCACCCAGAAATCCACTCATTTTATTACCCCCTTAAATATTATTCCTTGGTCTCCAAGAGCCCTTAAAAGGCTCTACATAAACAAACTTGTATGCCACCGACAAATTAAACCGAGAATCAGGCAACGCCGAATATAAATTTTCCAGTTCGTACATTTCCGTTATCGGAAAACGATAATATCTTACCACTTCCACTGCTTCGCGCACTGCGTCCAAAATTTCTATCAAAAAATCAAAAGTTTCTTCAATAGAAGATCGCATTCCATCAAAATATTCTATGGAAATCTCCAAAGAACGTTTATACGTCCCTGATGTATCTAGTTTTGATTCCTCTCCATGCTCTACCAACCAAAGAGAAGGTAGTTGATGTACCGACATCCCGGGAAACCCCCGGTATATTGGCACTGTAAAGCGTTCGCCCAAATTTTGTTTCAACTGCTGTATTATTTCTTGGCGAATCACTTCCCTAACCTCTGCAAGTGCCTGTGTGCATAATCTGCTAATTTCTCAGATGCCCGGTCCACCGCCTTGGAAAACCATCGACGCGCTGGGATCCTTACTTCCTTTTTGAGCACAAAAAGCCACAAAAGTTTTTTGTTACGCCGACCAACTATAAATAACTTGCCATCCTTCTTCACCAAAAAAGTTTTCCCTAAATAGTCTTTCCATTCCGGCGCTGAGTATCGCAAAGCTCCTGCTGGTGTCAGGGCATCCGCAAGTGGTACTGTCAACCACTTGCGCCGCCGCGGCTTTATCACCGCTCCAAACTCATGCACCGGGCCATAAATGGTTGTGTTCACTGCCACCGTCGCTGTACTGCCACTTGCTGTCACATCTTTCACATACGTCTCGCGCGCCAACGTTCCCGTTCGCCGATGGAGCACTTCCCCCGCCAACACTTCTTGAATAGCCGGGTCCAACTCATGTGTGGCCCAATCCCACAAAGCTTCTCGCACACCTGCTGCGCCACGGATCTTTCGCAGTTCTGTTAGAAAGTTATAAAATTCCCTACCTCCCCGGGCCTGTATTTTTATCTCTCCCATTAGACTGGCCTCCAATACTCATGAAAAACCAAAGGAGCCAAAATCGTCTTGACCTCCGGCAAAAGACCGCGGGAATCAGGGTCTAGTTGAATTGACCCTGATTGTGCTGTCACAAGAGCTGTCCCTGACATTGCTCGCGTACCTAACAAACGACGTTTGTTATAATTTGCCACGGTCTGGTTCACTAAAGCCGAAAATAACTCCACACTCTCCGATGCTGTTTGTAATCCCCCCGTATAAGTCACAACCAATTCCCATCTCACGTCTGAATAAACGTCGGCATCCTCGTCTTCCGGCACTGAGGTGAAAGGGGCCAAAGTAACGCCCTCACCCTCTTGCGTCCACTCTGGCCCCTGTGTGTCATTATAAAAAACTACTGCCTCCACTTCCTGCACCGGGACGTTTCGCAAAGGAATTGACTCTCCTGGACGACCCAAATAAAGCTCGCGGTATTGTTTCAATATCCAATCGCGCTGCGTAAAAGACGTTACCGCTGCAAATGCTGAGCGAGCACACGCCGCTACCGCGGGATCATAGGCCCTTAGTGAATCTCCATCCCGGAGATCCAATAAGACACACGCCTCTTGAACCACCGGTGCTAAGAATGTTGCCAATTCCTGAATGCTTATCATTTCTTAGTCTTTCCTGCCGTCTTTACAGGCAACTCCGTTGCCTGTGCCAAAATCTTCTTGTCATTTGTTTCCACCACCTCAAAAAAGGCTTTGTAATAACCTTTTGAAAACAAAGTATCTAACGGAGGGTTAAACTTATAATACTTACCCGACTCAATTAATTTCACTCCTTGTACATAAATATCACTTTTTGCTTTCCACACTTTCGGCATTTTCTACCCCCTAATTATGCGAAGGGGCCACAAGGCCCCTTCTAGTTATTTTAGCTTGCCGCCGTCTTAGCCACAGCAAACGCCCTCGGAATAGCCACCGCAATGGCCAATCTCTGTGTCGCCTTAATATAAGTCAAGTCCTGAATAAACCCCACATGACTGGACTGGGACATACTCATCCGCCTCCGATCACCAAAATACAACTGACGAAAATCGCCAAAGATCACAAAAGGCGTATTAGCGGCGCTGTCGGACATAGACGGCATCACATCCGAGAGAACGTACGGATAACCCCAAATCGTCCCTGGAGCTGCGGCACTGGGAGACTGCCAAATGTAATTCCCGTTATTATCTTTAAGTTTCCTGATTTGATCGAACACTGTGCGGTTTAACACAAACACACCCCGCTTGGCTGCCGGACTGGGGACGGCCGAAGTCAACGTCAGCAGATCATCGGCGGTAAGATCGGAAAAATTGGCCCCTCCGATCTCCACGATATTTACTCCAGACGTGTACATGACCCCGGAAAAGGGATCTCCCGCGCCCGGGTTTCCGGTAAAGGCCACTCGATCTTCCTCTGCAGCCATCGCCTCGGCAAAGAGGTTGGCCAAGAGGTTGGCGATCGAAATGGAAGCATCCTCAAGAAGTTCGGCAGTTACGGGCACCAACGCAGCCATCTTCTTAGCCACCATGTTGACGCGATCAAACGTGGGCTGAGACTGGGTGATGTTCTGTCCCTCACCGACCCAGTAAACCGTCACTCCAGAAACAAGAGACGGAATACGCAATTCGTCCCGGGTCATGGGGATAACCGTAGCCATCTTTCGCGCTTCGCCGTAGGTCTCAATCAAACGAACCAAAGTGGCGCGGAACTCTTCGGGTACCAGATAGCCGCCCTCAGAATCGGTTTGTTCCGTCATGGCCTTGATCTTGTTCAAGTCCTGACTGAAAATAGCCTGGGCTAACTCCACAAAACCCTTTGCCAAATCAGCCTCTGCGTCGGTAAAGGCCACATACGGATCACGGTCCTTCACCACCTGTCGCTGAGAAGCAAGAAGCTCTAAAACCTGCTTCTCCAAAGACTTTACTTCCTTCTTTAGAGCATCAATATCCTTGTCCTTTTGCTCTACAAACTTCGACAATTTCTTTTCCAAAGCTTCCAATACTTCCAAAAACTTATCCATTTTCCTTACCCCCTAAACTGTAATTTTCTTGGTTATTTCCCAAGCACGCTTTATGATTTCGTCAGGATCAAGGTCGTGTTGATCCTGTATTCCTTGCGTATCGCTTTTGGAGCTGTCTTTGGCGTTCACCAATTGATCAAACTTTTCCTCAATTAACATTTCCACAATCTTCAACCGCGTTTCCAGCACCGTCTGCATTTCTAACAGCAAATCTTTTAGCTCTGCCAACTCTACCAACTGTTTTTCCGGCGCTGCTGGAGTCTGTTGCCCTTCCTGCTTTTTACCTTCATCTTGTAGTGGCCAGCGACCTTCTTCTATCGCCTTTAGTTCTTCCTGGGTGTAGTCCCTCTCCAACGGAGGCGGCTCGCGGTCGGCATCGCGATAATGTCGCGCGAGGTGATTCCAAACCTTTTTCCGGTCCGCTTCGGGAATATTTACGCCGCCCCTGGCTCCTAGCAGTGCTGCCATCGCAGCAACTACCCCACGCCACACTGCCACAAACTTGCCTTCAATTACATCGTGATGTGGCAGTTTGTACGCAGTGAGATTGGTTTTCTTTTCGGAATCATACCAAGCAAACCCGCGAGCGAATTTTGCAAAATCTATCTTGTCCTTGTCCCCCGAACCGTCGGAAGAGGCCCACTGCGCAAGATGGGCACGCGCCCGGTTCTTATCCCAAGACGAATTAAAATCAATTGGAGTGGTATGTGGCGGAACGGCCCCCTTCACAAAATCTTCAATTTGTTCCTTTAATTCCTTAAATATCTTTTGGAACTGCTCTGTTACTGGAGCCGCCATCTGAGAAACTACGTCCTTCGATATCCCGTGGGTCGCGGCCAAAGACTCAATAGAACGGCGAATCAGTGCTTCGGGATTCGCCGGCACGGTTACCGCCGAAACCTCAAGAAGCTCCCACTCAGCAATTATCATCCGCGGACGAACTTCATACTTTGTCAAATCAATCCGACGCTTCTTTCCGCGCACTTCAATTTCAATCGTGGTCACTCCTTGATCCGAAGGCACATCATACCACTTATGTGGAACGAAACCCACCGAAACCGCATTCAAAAAGCCCTCTTCGTACAAATACTTAGCTTTTTGACCTTCCTCAGTCTCCGCAAATACTACGTCGATATCGACACTGCGTCCTATGTGTACCCGAACCACCTTACCAATCGGAAACTGGCGGTAATTATGTCCCCAAAGAAACACCGGATTTTTCAAAAAACGTGAGGGATCACATCCCTCGGGCAGCAACACTTCCCTGTCCCGATCCACTGCCGCGGTGGACGCTGTAAACGTAAACACTTCTGGAGACTTTTGTTTAATTAAAAATTCGGTTGTTTTCAAATGCACCTTGTCCATGCTTTCACCTCCAGTCTTCAATCTTGTTTATAGCTCAGTTGACGAATGACTCAATCGAAAAATATATCGCCTTCGTCAACTAATTTTAACTCTAAACGCTTCCCTTTGTAATAAGCTTCATAGCCCTCAGATTCTAGTATCAACACAAAACCTAACAAATGAGCAACATCAAATGGGTCTTTCAACTCGGGAAAATCCGTCAAATCATAATAATATCCTACCGACGGCTCTTGTGTTCCGACGCGCTTATGCAAACGCTTTAAGAACTCGGTTTCTGTTTTCTTCTTGGGTGCCGGTTCAAACTTCCAAGTCTCTGGGTCATAGGTACACACCAACTTATCCTCACGCTTTATCTCAAGCAACTCCATCACTGTCCCCCCGTTCGTTTTGCTTTAATTTTCTCCGCTTCAAAATGAATATCCTCAAACCAATAATCCACAAAATCTGGGATAAACGAATAGGTAGAACGGTAATTAGAAATCTCTGCATGGCCCGGCAACATCGTTTTTATCACCTCTGCCAACTCCTTTGCCCCTTGCGCAGACTGAGGCACTACTGCCAAAGCCTCAAAAGCTACCGAAGGGACCTCTGCCCCTCTCGTCACACCAACTGGGGGCCGTGGATATACTCTTCCCGCATAGTACGAAGGCCACTTCCCCGGATCGTAACGCCGATATGTTTTCTCTGTTACGCGTGCCTCATAAATGTCTTTTACCATCCCCTGTACTATTGGATCGTGTTTGTGTACCGCATGACCATATTCATGAACCACTGTTTCCAGCTTCCGCATCAACCAACCTTTGCGATCCGCCACCAACTTCTTTACTATAAAGTCTCGTGTATCTGGATCAATTTCCTTTTTCGCCACCTTTCGCTCGGCCCATTTTACCAAACTCTTTTCTAATTCCTCCGCAGTCAATTCCCCCATACTTACCCGCATCAAATCCGCTAACTGTTCGACATCTGTTTTCGTCAACTTCAACACTATTTTATTCTCACGTATGCGATACAATCCGCCTATGTTAATATTCTTAAATTCCATCTTCAAACCGGAATGGTGCAGCAACTCGGTAGTCTCTTTCGGCAACAACCGTCCAAGATATCTCTCAAAGGTATCTTGTGCCTTCTCCGACACTTTAAACGACGCCGACATCTGCAAGGAAACCCGCTGGTTCTTGCGATTTTCCTCGATAAACTTACCTATGTTCTGGAAATCATTATCCTTCACCACTTTTGCTAAACTAGTTACTGCTTTATCCGCTTCATGAATAGGTTGGTTCTCTGCATAACCCTCAAAAGCCCAAAGTTTGCGCTCTTTCCAATAATTCTTGTCTTTGAAAACCTCGACCAGCTCTTCTAAACCAAGAATGAACTCTTCATAGGCGGTGCGGAGATCGGTTTTGCGAGGCTTTACCGGTCGAGGACGCGTGCCCTCCAGCTTAGCAACTGGTGTGGTTGTACAACGGCAGTTGATTACCTCCCGGGCCGGTCCATTTGGATCGTGTGGATACAACAAACCGTTTTGGAACGCTTCCCCTATACGCACTACCTGCCCATGCTGCAAGGCATGGGTATCCCGCACCTCCGCGTCGCGGGCCGTTATCCACCGGTGATGAGTCACTCCCCTCGATTGCCAAACTGCATACCTTCCTGCATTTAATGCTGCTCCCGATACTGTTCGGGCTATGGTCAGCGAGCGGCCTAAATAACGTTCTTCAATAAAAGCATATAGCTCTGATTTAATTTCAGAAATGGTCGCATAGGCCCCGCCAGTAGAAAGACGGGCCAAAACTACCTGTAAAATGGTTTCGCGCACCATATCCGTCACCCACCGCGTCTTATACGCTATTTCGCGCGCCACCGACACTGCAAAATCACGTTCTTTCAAATCCAAAGTGTTTAAAAACGCATCCAAATCAAAGGTTTTCAAATGGGCTTCGATTCCCGACTCCAATTTAATCCTGGACGTGGACACTTCGCGAGAAGCTACTGCATAAGACACAAAAAACTCTTCAAAAGTACGCTGTTCCGCATCTTCATGCCAAAGTTGTGCATTATTTCTATAAAGCCCTTCGTCTATCTCCCCTCGACGGCGTAGCTGGAGCAAAAGCTCATCGGCCGACTGTTTCGCCAAAACACGAAAAAATCTTTCCCACTTTGACTCATAAATGCGAAACGTTGAAACTAGCTCGTGCGCATAATCCTCATCTGATAATTTTACCGTACGCGGGCCGACCACATACGTTGTTTTGTCCTCAGAATCCTCCGGTCCTTGCTGTGTTTCCTCAGCCGGGGCCAGCTGGGGAATATTCAAAATGCTTGCGATCTGGTCTCTGCTATAGCCCAAATTGGCATAAATCTCTGCCGCTCGCGCTGCATCAATTGGGTCGGGCCGGAGGGCCTCGATCTTGGAATAATCCCATTCAAAAGCCACCTCCCGCCCATTCACCTCAAAAAAGGCATTTAGCATTTCCTCCACAAAACGAAGTTTTGGGAGCATCGTTTGCTCCCAAAAAATTTTGCGTTGTTCTTTGGTATTGGCATAGTTGGCATACCTATAAATGCCTACCAAAGCCGGAGGAACTCCAAAAATCGCGCAAATCTCTTCTCTTGATAACTGCAAGCCCTCGATAAAATCCAACTCTTTCGCTGAGGTATTTAATGGCTTTACATCCGCCTCACCATCTACTATTAGCGCAGAATGTCCGCCAGAAAGCCCTGCATAAAACTCTCTCAATCGTTTTTGTATTTGTTTTTCTTGCTCGGCTGTCAATTTGTGCTTCGACACCAAAACCAAAGGAGCTCTTATTCCTGACTCAAAGAATGCCGCATTCCAAGCAGACATGTTAAACCACTGTTCTAGCCCCAATCGCGCGGGCTTGAGAGGAGAAAGTCCGTGTAACGGATTTCTCGGATTAAAATAGATAAAAGGAACGACTTCGGAAGGCGAGATTACCTTATCCGGCACACGGGAGTCGGGACGATATCTGACCCAACCGATTAGCTTTGTTGGGTCCTTTTGATCCATCATCGGCGAGACATCTTTTATCGAAAGAATACGCAAAGAATCCTCATCTTCCCAATACCAAATACACCCCCCATCAAGCTCCATATACATAAAAGTTATTTCTATTAGTTTGGAAAATGAAGGAATGCGGGGAAACTCTGGCCGCCGCAATAAAGAGACCAATTCATGTTTCTCCGGAGTGAATATATAAGGAACGGAAGACGCGGCAGTTGAAATGCGCTGAACGCACGCAAAGACCCAAGAAACGGACTCGTAAGAATGGTCCAACACAAATTTGCGTAATTTCGTTTGCGACAAAAACCAATCTGTGACGCTGCGCATATTTCCCTCCGTTACCTTGGAATATACGCAGCGCCACTTAAAATTCAAGCAGGTTAACGCACAATTACTCGTGACTTTATGTCTAAACTAGGACGTACCCGCAACTCTACTTCGTCCCTTCCCAGTTGCAAACGCATCTGGTCATTTTCTTTCGGCGTTATTGTCAGCGTCCAATCGGTTATCTCTCCCTTTCCATTAAATAACAAAGAAACTGGAAAGTTTGCATTTATGTTGTCCCAATCATTTGCTGAAAACGATGCCTTGTCCGAAGTAAAAGGATGAGAATGGGTCACACAAAGAAACCCTTGCTTACGAAACGCGGATAGATCTTCCCTATAATCAACCGACGTGGTGGTGACCTCTTGAGCGGGCAGTACCCACTCCGGCAACACCTCAAAACCTCGCTTTGTGGGAACGGCTTTAAACAGAACAGAGAGTTCTTTTCCTGGCACGTAGTTCTGTAAGCCTGAAAAAATTAACTTTACGTCTAAAGACACCTTAATTATCGGGATTCGTACTAGTGACACAGACTGCCAAATCATCTTCTACCTCCATAACACGTCTTGTGAAGTCAACTGAGGCCATAACTCTAGCGCCTCTTTTGCTGCTTTGTTTCCATAACTTGAATCAAGATTCCCTACTTCCAACAAAGACTTTAGGCCCCGTAACAAGTTTATTGGAGACGAATTTGACAAATCACCCAAACAAAAGGTTGCCCACGTATCGCGAGAATTGCCCTGGAGATTCGGATGGTATCCCTGGGCCTGAGCTCGGTTTACCGTTTCTCCTATCTTGAACCGAAACTTTTCTATGTAAAAATGACCCACTTTGTTCGGAGGAAGTGGCTTTATCTCCCCGTTGTTTTTCAAAAATCTTACATCAAAACGGCTTGTTATTATCAAATAATCTCCCTCTAACTGGTAACTGTACGGAGACAACGCCTCCAAAAATGGTTTTATGCTAGTAAGAGATTGTCGCTCCAATTCTTGCGACAACTTTGCAATTTTCTTTTGAAGCTGTTTATATTGCTCCTGCGCAAATCTTACTTTTACATTGGCCTCCGCTTCTATCATGCGCCGAATCGCCTCCACTCGGCGATTCAGCTCATCGGATAACTGTTGTGCCAATGCGTCACGATCCAATTCTATTTTCACTTCAACAATTCTTACTGGATAATAATGTTGAACCGCCGACAAAAAATCAATTACTTGGTCTTGTATCCACCTGGAGTGGTTGCCGTGTATCCAAGAGATTAACTGGGGAAAGTGGGTTCCGCCTATGAAAGCCCACGGGATCGAAGCTGATATAAAAAAGTTCCCAAACCTATCAAACAAAAATACTTGCTTACCACCGATCGTATAAACCACTGCCACTGCTTGAGTGGGCAGTTGTATATTTGACAAGTTGGATTGAGTCGGCAGCATTGTTGCCGGAAAAATCTCATCTAGCGATACCGATATGGGTTGAATACCCGTGGGAATATCGACGTGATACGTTACGCGACTTGTTCGCGCTGCTATGCGTGGAGTAGGAGCCGCCACTCGAGTCTCTGCCGTCGCAAAAACCTGATACCCATAAGGCTCCAACACCGCACACAAATTCTCGTAAGACATTCTCGACTCCTACTCCTGTTTTAATACTATTGCCAACGCTTTGCCATCACCCGATCAAAAACATCCTGCATCGTCAACGTCGAAATGCGAGTCTGTCGCGGCAAATCATAAGAGAACGTTGCAAAAATCAATAGAGAAGCCAAAAGGGTCGGTGGGGCTACCCAAGACGGGGTATTGTAACCTTGCCCTACCGCACCCCACAAAGGTGTTGGTCGAAGGTCCGGCCATGTGTGGAGTGTTATCGAATTGCCGTTATATCCCCCCACAATTGGCGTTTTCCCCTTGAGAAAATCAGGCAGCGGCTCGCTGGTGTCACGACAATCAAAAACAACTGGGATCTGCGCCCAAGCTTCGGCTGGAGCGATCAAAACCAAATCCTCCACACGTAGCGGCACCACGCCCAGCTGTACCCCCGGCCGCCGCTCTTTTATTAAGAATCCCAAGGCTTCGGCCTTGTTTTGACCGACCTGGGTCTGAGTAAAAGGGGTACGATTTAGATTATGTTCCTCAATCACGTCTGGATCTACCAACAAAATATTCTCGACCCCTGCCAATGCGGAGAACAATCCTACCCATGAACCAACACCACCACACCCCACCACCATCACGCCTTCGGGGACCTTTAGATTTAGTTCCTTTTGTCGCAAATAGAGATCGCTCATCTGCTCACTCCCTACCAAATCAAATCATCATGGTCGTCCAATTCCGCCAACGGCTCTCCACAAACAGCACACCTATCTGGCAGGCTGTTTTCAGAATATTCCTCACCACATGACGGACACACAAAAGTCTCCTCATCCTCAAATGGGTTTACTTCTTCACCGGTCTTGGTGTCTATGTACCAAACCTCATTTCGCTTCTCGTCCCGGATTTCGCGAATCGGAGCTTTGGCTTCATTATACTCCTCTACATAAAGGCGGCGTACCGTCGGACTTCCCAAATCCTCTGGAGCTAAGGGATTGCCTTCTTGATCGTACACCATAAACCTGGCCGATCCCAGACGCGAGCGTACGATCTCGGTTATACGCTCAGGAGTCACTTCTTCCAATTGTGTCTCCTGCCCGTCAGGAAAAACGATGGGTAACTGCTGCTGACGATTCTCTTGACTCATCTTCTACCTCCCTAATGTGAAGTTTTATTTGTGGGCGTTTCTGACGCTTGCTGCGTATAAAAACGCTGCAACTGCTTCATATTATCCCACTCACGATCCACCGTGTAAATCATAATTGCCTGCACGTTCTCGTCCACGGCCGAAAACCACTGCATAAAAGTCTTTACTAACATATAAAAGAACTCTTGTTTCCCCGGTTTAAAACTCAAAATGTCACATAGCATTGCTGTTGAAAGATGGTTCTTCGTATCTTCCTGCACAAATTCTGCAATCCTGTACGCTAGCTTGGCCAACGTCTCTTGTTCTCGAGTCCGTTTCCAAGACTCGTATAGATACACTACTGATTCATGAGGTCTCGACGCCAACCCTAGCCGCTCAAAAAGGCTCTCACCCTTGTTCGGCTCTTGCTGTGCTTGTTCTTTTTGTTGCTTCATGACTTCCTCCATTTTTCCGATTACCAACGTCTGCTCAATCGCGCAAACTCTTTAAGATTGCCTGCTTGGCCGGAGATCCCGGGAAACTTCACCCTGCGTACATCGGTACACCTCCGCTAAATTGGCCAAATCCGTAAAAGAGGCCGTCCCTCTAGGGGCCTGCCACGGACGAATCCCATACTGCTGCTCAAACCGTAAAAGTCGCTCCCAAAGATCTGGATGGTGTCGCCTCAAAAAGGCATAATAAAAAGGACGTTGTCCCGGACATAGACGGCAGGCGGTCCGGTTCAAGCCCTGGCGATACCCCTCCCAAATGGGAAGGCGATTCGCGCGTATATAGTAACGCGTCGAGGGAAACCCTTTAAAAAGCAAAGGACGTATATAGATATAATCCCCCTCCCGGCGGATGGGTTGGGACATCCGCGCCATCACGCTTGCCTGTTTTCTGGTACTTCCCCAAACCAAAATTGAACCTTTTGGGATGTCACTTAGTGCCGTTTCCAGCATTGCTTTTTTGCACACCATCGCTGCCGGAGTGAGCTTCGGGCCGACGGCTGCGAAAATATCATAAAGATTTGGACCTTGCTTGATCTCGAGGTCAATCGAAAAGGTTTCTGCTACTCGCCGAACGTGTTCTATTAGCGAAGACCAGTCATCGTTCAAAGAAACGTATATTGCTTTCACTAATGGGAACTGCGTCTTCGCCCAATGCAAAGCTACGGTCGAATCACGACCGCCTGAAAACAGCACATAAACTGGACGGCGTGTTAATATGGGCATGGGTTGTAATTCTGCCATACCGTCTCCTTACCGCGGCTTGGTTACCCCGTAACGCTGCGCAAAAGATATACTCTTATAAACAGTCCGCGACTGGCGCTCTTCTCTCTCCAGAAATCCCCAAAGCCTCTTTGCCCAAACTATCTTGCGGCGCTGTTGCCGTAGCGGCAACAAAAAATCGCGCCAATTGGGTCCGGGATTTATTGCCCCAGCGAACCACGAAGGGTGTGGCTGACTGTCTCCGCGCCGCCAAAATGCAAAATACAAACATCCTAGGTCTCCTACACCCACGATCGTCAAGTCCGCCAAGCGTATCTTGCCCTCGTAAAAATTCAAGCGTATTGGCTTTTCTCCCACCAAAATCTTTAAATAACCTTGCTTCTCTGGAAAAATTCGTACCTGTCCCTCTTCCGTCACAAAAGATACCGAATCTACCGGAGATTCCACACCTCGTCGATTCCACAAATACCAACGGTTTTCTAATGCCATTCCACTTCCTCCCATAAAGTAGGATCTTCAAATGGGTTCAACTCTTCCTGTGTTTGCGGAGTCACTACTCGCACCACTGACGCCTCGGCGACCTGTCGCGCCTGGTGCGCATAGACCAAAGCGTCAAACTCATCTGGTGAATGTCCAAAAATGCCCTTGAGAATTGTTTTGGGCGGTAGTTTTATTCGGCCGTGCTGGTCATACTGGTACGGCATATTTTGCAACTGGTCCAGTAATTTCCCATAAGACTCTCGATCCACCAAATCCGAAAATCGATCTTGCGGCACCTGTAATCGAATCTGTCGCCCTGAAAATGCTTCTCGTAATTGCCACGCTGATTCAGACCGTTTATTCAAAAATGCGCGGGGATTCTGTGGCGACTCTGAGCCTATTATCGGAATCACCGGGACCGATAGCCGCTCTGTCAAAAGGTCATAAACACCTGCCCCGATACCTACCGCGTCCACGGCCACCAACGTCGGCTGAGATTGGGCATATACTTGCTTAACCTGGTTCACCACCGACTCCACAAATGAAACCACTCCGTGAGTGCGATTGCCCCGGATACGGCGAAGGACTAAAAGCTGCCCTGTCCGGCGATCCAGTCCTATCAAAACTGAATAATCCCCTCCGTCCAAAGCTACGTCAAGACCGAATGCGACTTGGGGTTCCGGGGAAATGTTTATTTCGGCGGTCCGGGCTGCCTCAAGAGCCTCGGTGGGTATGAGCAAGAGATCGGACTCGGCCACAAATTCGGCCAAAACATATATGCGAAAGAGAGGGTCATCGCGACCCAGGGACTCCATATCCCTGACCCACTCCCAAGAAACTAACCCGGGTATGACCGTACGCCTGGCACGTACGTTTGGGGAATCGTAAGCTGTGATTTTCTCGACGTGCCAGCGACCGAGGCCCGGCATCCCACCTTCCAAACAAATGCGCCGAAAAGGGCAGTTCCAAATAGCTGTGTTACCCAAAGCTAGCCAGTAATTATGCCGCCCGGCGAGCATGGTTTTGACTGCTCGCCACCAAAGATCGCCTAAACCACCTGCTTGGTCCATTATCACCAACATATTCTCCTGGTGAAAACCGGTTATGCGGTCGATGGCCTGCTCATCACTTGTTTGGGTTGAAAAGCCCATCGCGAACCAGTCTTCGTCAATCTCAAGCTCTGTCTTCTTGAGATTGCCTATGAGACCCCATCCTCGGTCTAGTGCTCGTTTATAAAGTTTGCGAATCTCACGCCATAAAAGGCCGATGACTTGACGCCAGGTGGGAGCTATAGTGATTACTTTTGAAGGGGCGTAATTGTAAAGGAAATGCAGGGCAATGGCTGCTGCGAGGAATGTTTTTCCCACGGAAAACGCTGCCTGTACCGCTAAACGCTTGTGACGATATAGGCTTTTTACTATCTGCTCCTGCTTTTCATAAAGTTTTACTCCCAAAACGTTCTTAATCCAACCAACCGGGTCTTTGCGCGCGGCTTTTATTACCTGCTCTTTTGTCACTTCCCCGCGGCGTAGCTGGCGCGCCAACTCCCCTGGATCTTCCCACACAAAACGAACTCGTCTGGCCATGTCTTCCCTTCTTTTTCAGTCTGTTAGCGATGCAACTCTACCCAATTTAGTTGAAAGTTTCCGGTTCCATTTATCTCGATCTTGGCCTCTCCATACCCACGCCTCTTACCCTTCCGCGACAAATAAAACTCTAGTGCGCGGATGTTTCCTTGTAACAATTGCTTCCGCAATTTGTCCTCCGCCACATCTAACCACACCTCTTCGATTTCCTGCACCACTTCCTGCAAGGCTGGAGTTGCTTCGATCATATCACGCAACCACATCACCGACACACCCAACACCGATGCGGCACGCGTTATTAATCCCTGTGTATTGCGCAGTGCCTCGATTATCTCGGCCTCTGACGGATATACCCGCGTTGGGACTGTTGTTTGTTGACGACTTGGTACTCGCGACATCATAACACCTCCAACAAACCATCTCTCAAACGATTAAACTCTTCTCTCCCTAAATGTAAATATAGCTCGTCCGGGTCTTTTCCCCAAGTTGGGGGAATGCTTTCCCAAGGAAACAATACTGGAGTTGCTCCAAGTGCCTTTAGTGTGGAAATGGTCATCAAAATTGATTTGGGGTTGTTCTGATAAATGTCGCGATCCGGCCAAAATATTATCTTCTTTCCCGACAAATGTGGTAAAAGGGTTCGTGATGGCCTGTTTGTCAACATTGCCACCACCTGAGACACCGGAAACCTAAAAGCATCAAATAATCCCTCTACCAAGACAAGAGTTTTTCCTTCAAAAGGTGGCTGCGGATAACTGCGCACCGCCTGTGGATGAAAATACAAATTCCACGGCTGCTTAGGTCCCCGAAATGCCACCAAACCAGGAAGACGAAACAAGAACGATGGCTTGTTTTTAAAAATCACTGGCTCTGGTAGCGGATGCCCTAAAGGTTGCAAGTCCTCGGGAAGCAAGTGACGCGCTGTGGCGTATTCTGAAAGGACTTTGGCGGCCTCTGGGGTTGGACCACTTACCTGAAACGAACTCCTTTCTGCACTCTGGTTTTGTGGCACTGACGTAGAAGCACTCGACGCTGCCTGGTACTGCTGAGCCAGGTCATAGACCTCCAAAAACGAAAGGCCCGATGCCCTGGACAAAATTTGAATGGCCTTATCTCCCCAAGGACCTTTTACCTCTCCACAGCGAAGGCATTTAAACCATCCTTCCGTGCGATGGAATCCCAAATGAAAACGGGTATCGCCACACACGGGGCAGTTTATATTTATATGATCCCGTCCCACATTACGTCCGCGATCTTTTGTGGGCAGTTGAAGTGCTTGTAGTAATCCCTGAATGTCAACCGGTGTTCGATATCGCCGCACGGGCCACCTCGCGCAACCGCTGTGTGATTAAATGATCATTAAAAAGATACTCCTGGAGTGACTTCTTTTGACGCAATGCCTCTAAAATTACCTGGTCAATTGTTCCGCGCGAAGCTAGATCAACTACCAAAACCTGTTCCGACTGACCCGGCCTATATATCCGATCCTCCGACTGTTTACGCAAACGGTACGAATCTGGGTTTGAATAATACACCGCCAATCGTGCCTCGGTGAGGTTTAGAGCTTGGCCCATAGAAGCTGGGTTGGCTACAAAGGTTTTGAGCCGGCCCTGGTGCCAATCTTTGAGATAGACTCGGCGTTTAGCCTCTGGTATTTCGGCCCGATACTCCCCAACTGATTGCCCCAGTTGTGCTGAAAGGAAATCGCTTAATGCCCGCCCCTCATCTTCCAACCAATGCCACACTATAACATGGCCTCCGTGCGATACCACCTCTCGCACTAGTGTTAAAAGATCCTGAGCCTTTGGGGTCTCTGGATCTAAGAACTGGCCAAAAAGCCCTGACGCAATGCGCCGAAGAACGTGGCGTTCCGGAGCCGCTCGCTCCAACTCTCGCAAATAAGCTGATTGCTGCCGCGGCGTGAGATCTGCTAAAACGGTCTTGTAATGCTTCCCTGGCAGCTCTAAAACTTCTTCTTTGGCATATCTAATCATGCGTGACCAAAGACGTATTTGAAAATCCGACCACATCTCCTGCCGAAAGACGTACCGGGGAAATGGTTTTGTATAACACACCCAATATGTTTGCAAAAACTCCTGATAATCTGGTCCAAACATCTGTCCCCGATCCAAGACGTAGTAAGGTGCCCACACGTTCTTTAGGTCGTCTCCAAAAGGTGTCCCGGACAAAAGAAACCGATACGGCACTGCATTCTGAAACACAAATGCTTTGACCACTGCGTGAAAAATCTTTGATGTTGGATTGCAAAGAAAATGTGACTCATCACAAATTAACATTTGTACATTCCTGCGCGCCCAGTTTATTAGTCCCTGCCGGCCAAAGTAGTCTTGATGCCGCTTCAAAAAATTTAAAAAAGCCTGGGTTGAAATAATCACTAAATTAAACGCACCTAAGCGATTTTGTAACAAGAAAAGGTCGCGCTCTTCGGTCGGCAGCTTGTTCAACACTATCGTTTTATACGGTAAGTTCCACTTACGCACTTCTACTTCCCAATTGCGAAGGATGGTTTCGGAATGAGGCATTAATACTAATGCCGTTTTTACCTGACCCTGCTCGCGCAGAAACTCGTAAACGGCCAAAGTGGTCAAGGTCTTGCCTAAACCCATATCTAAAGCCATCAAAAGAGTTTTGAGGGCTAAGGCTAGGTTGTAAACACGCAATTGGTCATCTCGGAGAACTATTCCCCGCTCCTGAAACAGTCTTGGTGGTTGGAGTAACTGCTCTACCGGAAGCTGCGCAATTTGCCAAGCCGGGGTACCCGGCGGAGCCTTTAGATCAAGTGCCTCTTTTGCCTTCATGGAGAATTGCCTCGACTAACTCCCGTAGGGCCTCCGGGGTGAAAATGAAAATTGGTTTTTGCCGGTCTGCCCTAAACGCCAAGCACCCTGTCTGGGATAACCATTCCTGTATCTGCTTGAACGGGCTTTTGCGCCCCTTCACCTCAAAAAACAACGTCTTTGAAGAGAACTCGACCTTCAAATCACCGGTGTCTCCCTCTGCGGCCCCCGATGCCGCTATGCGAAAAACGTTTGCTTTTGTTGGTGCCAAAATCTCACGCAATACATCCCGTACTTCGTACTCAATCCGCTTTCCCTTCACTAAAGACTTCTTACCCATTTTCTGTCCCCTCTTCTACATACTTTTCCGAATGTAAACAAAACTGCCCTGTCGCAAAGTTTTGGTAAATGCGATAAATCTCGTCCTTCTTCGCGTTCCGCGCCCTCATCAAATACAAACGCATTTGGTTTTGTCTCCGCTCTAGCCGCGATTGATTTAATGAGATCCCCGTATCCGCAACCTGCATTATGCGAATATCCTCCCCGGTATGAGACGCATCAATCAAATCCGCGCGCAACGCTGCCCTATTCGCTTGGTGCGTTGCTAAAACCGTCATATCAAACTCTTGTGCATAAGCCCGCAAAATTCGAGCTACTTGACCATAATTAGCTCGGTCTCGATCGCGAGGGGCCTTTACATCCGTCAACGCATCTACGATCAACAAATCCGGCGGTGTCTGATAAAGACCCTGAAACCGGAGAATCTCTCCGCGAATGGCTTCTGCTGTTATTGACAAAGAAGGGAACTCTCGTACCACCAATACAGCGCTTCCAATCAACTGTTTGATTATTTCATAGTCTCGCTGTACCTGCTCAGCATGGCTTAGCGTAGGTATTAGATTTATATAAGAGTTTCCATCTGGCGTGGAAAACTCCATTTCTACCAACTGCTCGCCCGTAGGATCATCAACCAAACCCGTAAAAGCCTGAAAAAGCCGCCGTAATACTTTCGACCGGGACATCTCCAGCGTTAACCAAAGAACTTTCTTTTGCTCCAAAAGAGCTGACTGGGCTGTGTGTACGCAGAACCAAGACTTGCCCACGTTTAGAAATGCCAAAATGACGACCAGCTCCTTGCGGAAAAACCCCTTGATGTCGTCATCAAGCGCATAAATGCGAGTTGGAAAATTAAACTCTATATCCGCCTGCTGTAAGAAAGACGGTTGTTCGGCGGAGAACACATTGTCAAAAGATTGGAGCTGAAAAGGCGTTCCATAAGCGATTTTGAGCATCTGCTGCTCAAAATCGCGTAGGCGGCCTCGAGCTATATACGAATGGTACTCTGCTATTAACCCTGTATAAAGCTGCTGCTTTATCAAGCGATCGAACTCGGTGATGATCCAGTCATGGGCCGGCGGATTTAAATTCGACAAAGTTTGGAGGATTTTTGTTGCAATCTCCTGAATATTGCGCCACTCCGACTGCGTTTCCAAAAACGCTCTAAACTCTGTTATTGACGGCACTTCCTGAAAATCCTGTACGTACCGACAAAACAACCTAAAAAGCTGCTGTACCTGCGGGGAATGAAAAACTTCCTGGGGAATGCGTGGAGCCTGCTGCCCTATGTCTGGATAGGTAAAAAGGGCCTTAAAAAGATGCAACTCCAAATCTGCCGCTTGCAAATGCGCTGGGTCTAACATAATCCCTCCGCTTTCAGTAGCTCCTCAATCGCCGCGTAGTCTCCCTTTGCCGCCAATTTCCCAACGTTATCTGCCAGATCCAAACGCCCTTGTGCCAAAAGCATTTGTCGAAGCCGTGCCACACTCACTGCGCGCTGCGAAAAAGACTGCATCTCTCTATCCAACAACCCCGCACAATAACGCAAATACTGGACTGGGGACCCATATTCTTGAATCTCTATTGCTAACGCCCTCTTAAATAAATCATGGTGCAACATATCAGGTCCCAAAAGATAGGACATCCCTGCGCCTATATTTCTCTCATATTCCTCTAAAAAACGAACTGTCGTCTGCGCAATTGCTCGGTAAATTGCCTCAAAAAACTTTGAAAAAGCCTGGGTCCATGACAAACCAAATACCGTATGTCCAAAAAAGTGAAACCACTCAAAACCCCGCCACTTGTAATGAGCTGAGGGTTTTATGCGCCGATGTACTTCGTCCCCGAAAACCTGGGTAAATGACCAAAGATGCACATAATAAAGATTCACGTCATAGGGATCTATTGCTCGATAATCCCGCACCCAAGACGTAAACCGCTTTATCGCCTCCCGGGGATACTCTGACAAATAACTATAAGCTGGATCTTCTACGCGGAAACGTTCAAAAGCCTGTGTAAAGGTTATTGACGAACGCTCCACATTACGGATAGTTGTTCTAAGACGATCTTTGACGGTCTGCCTATCTAAACCATCAAAATAAGTTGCTATTAACTTAGCAAACTCGGCTTTGCTTGTCGCCTCTGCCGGATAAGGCTTAATCAGTACGGTCACGACAAGAAACCTCTTCAAAAGGAGCTAATGAAACTTGCCGAATTTGGTATCCTCTAAACAACTGAGCTAGTTGATCTACCCAATCGCTACGAAGACTCCGCAAAACTGTTTTTACCCACTCTTTGGGATCGCGGCCGATTTGTTCCCACACCCAATCTGCCGGGAGGCGTACCTGCTTTAGAGACTCTTGAAAGGAAGGCTCTTGTTCAAAATGCTTTTTCAACTTTTCTGGTCCGAGCTCGGCCAACAGTTTGGAAAACCGTTTGGGGCCTATCCCCGGAACCCCAGGAACACCATCTGTCGAATCTCCTACTATTGCTAAAAACAAACTAAAATGCTGGGGTTGGAGTCCGTACTCAGAAACTACCCTAGCCGCATCCCAAAAAGAAATTCCCTGGCGTAGCGGCCGCACCTGGGTCACCCTTTCGGAAAGCAGTTGAAAAAAATCCTTGTCCGCCGATACAATCACCACCGGACTCTCTTGTAATGACGCAAAAGCCGCTATTAAATCATCGGCCTCCAACCCCGGAACCTGCTGCACAAACTGCACTAAGCCTAATGCTTTAGCCATGTGTTGGAAGATGCGCACTGCTTCCCCATAGGTCAGTAACTCTTCTACCTCTTTTCGCTTCCGGTTGGCCTTATATGTACGCGAGCTCCGCTTACGTACCGAAGCGGGACCGTCCCAACAAATTATCGGTTCATAGCAAGAAACCTTGGGCAAATAATCAAAGGCACTTATCAAGCGACTCCAAAAAAGTTTTTGCCAAAGACCGGCTAGCTGTTCTGGTGTTTCACAGGTATGTTTCCCTTGAAGGGCCAACCAAGCTTGATACCCAATCGAGTTCCCGTCAATTAGCACATACGCTCTGTCCATTCCCCCGCTCCTAGCCTAGCACGTACCTGCTCTAAACCATTCACCAACTTCTTAAACTTCCTTTCGTTTAACTCCAACACCTTCCAATGACCATCACTTTGGGGGTCAAACAAAAACACTACTGATTTTTTCTGTGGATCAAAGCCCACCACTACGTTAGTCGCTTCCGGCCAGATCTCTAAATCCTTTATTGGTAAGTTACGCTTTTTAAAAAATTCCGCCAAAGTCATTAATCCCTCCCCTACCTAACCGATAAAGAAGCTGTTAGTGCATAGATTATTTTCGCTCGCGAATCTTGCTCCGGTAAGGAAACCAAATAATGCAATAAATAGAACGCCCGAGTCGAATACTGTACTTTCTCCCAACGTTTGTTGGTCGGATCTACAAAATAATCCACCAACTGAGACTTTAACTCCTGCTCTAGTGCCTTCCAATCGGTCACGGGACGGTGTTTGAGAAACGGCACCGCCCCCTCAGTCCGAGTGAAGTGGTCTTGGAGGATCGAAAGGGCTTGTGTGGTGGGGGTGTAATTTTCCAAATATGCCTTTACCTCGTCGGGCTCCCCCAAAAGTTCTTGCAGAGACTCCAAAAGGGTTATGGCTCGCCTCGCTACCCCTCCGGCTGCCTCTGCTATATGGTTTAGAGATTCCTGGACGTGCGGAATCCGCTTCACCCTTACAATGCGTTTCAACACTTGCACCAACTCCGTCGCAGACAATAGCTGAAGAGTTAGTTCGATACAACGCGAGCGAAGAGGCGTCGCCAACAACTGTGGCTCGGTTGTGCAAAAAATCCAATAAAGCCAAGATGGAGGCTCCTCGACTGGTTTCAAAAGAGCATTTCGCGCCGAAGCATTTAATTCATGCGCCTCGTCCAAAATCACTACCAACTTCTTTACACCCGGTGGTTTATACTTAATGCTTTCTAATAAACTCTTTACCTGGTCATATTCCTTTGACTGAGCCGCATTTATTTCAATTATTTTCCCACCTATGGAATTGGCCACAATCCGAGCCAAGGTTGTTTTTCCTGTACCCGGAGGCCCCGCAAAAAGCCATGCGTGTGGGGGTTTCTTCAATAACTTGGCTACTATCGACTTGATCTTTGACTGTCCCACCAATTCTTTAAGGGTCTTGGGTCGAAACTCATTAGCCAACATTTACTTCTACCTCCCGCGTTCCGTCTCGTTTCTCGACTACCGTTATCACACTATCAAAGCGCTCCTGGAAGACCGCATCATGATCTACCACAAATAGCTGGTAGCCTTGCGCAGCTCGCGACTGGAGTAATTGAAAAACTAGCTCCCGATTAATCGCATCTAGTCCAGTTAGCGGCTCATCCAACACGGAAAACCGAAACGGTATCTGCAACACGTGAGCAAGTACGTCTGCGGTAGCAAACCAAAGAGCTAAACGGAATGTTTGGCGCTCTCCGTCAGAAAGAGCGTTTGCGGAAACCGACTTACTGCCTCGAAGTATTTGGAGCTGGATCTCTGACCGGGCCTTAGTGGCCTTCACTTTCACACCTACCCTTATCCCTAAAGGCGACAAAGCCAAAATTACATTTGCCCGCTCCACGATTGACGAAACGAACGCGGCCAAAGCTTCTTTGGCACGTCGCTCCAAATCACGCTTCGCTTCCTGTATAAACTGATAATCTAAACTCAATTGGCTAAGATATGCGTATTTCCTCGTCAACAACTCTTCCACTTCCGACAACTCACGCTCTTTTTCTGTAATTCCCACCTGAGCACTTTCTAACTCCTGCAAACGTTCTTGTATCGATTTCAACATCGATGCTGCTTCAAGATATTCCTTCTCGGTTGATAAATATTTATGTCGCAAAGATTGGTACTCTCCCTGCACCCTGCTCCACTCCTGGTGGACCGCTGCTTGTTGTTTTTCCAATCTACTTCTAGCCTCTTGAACCTGCACCAAATTGGTTTTCAAATCATGGCGTGGGTCGTGTGCCGAATGGTCCATCGACCTTCGACAAATCGGACAAATCCCCTGCGATAACAACTGCTCCAATTCCTGCAACTGGCTCTTTACCTGGGTCTCATACCCTGCCATAACTGCCAGCTCTTGTTGAAACCGCCCCAATTCGGCCTCTAGCTCGGCTTTTTTAGTCTCTTTTGCCAACAACTGTTCCGCCAAAGACTGTTTTTGCTTCACCAAAAGCTCTGCCACCTGCTGCCATTGTTGTAACTGCGACAAAAGTTCTGTTTTTCGCTGCTGATACTCTCCCCTAAACTTCTGAATTAGTGATTCCAATTGCTGCTTTTGGCCCTCCAAACGGGCTTTCTCGACTTCCTCTTGCTGCTGCTTTGCTTGGATTGTTAACAAAGTAGTTTGCAAGTTGTTTTGCAAATGCGCTATTCGTTCATAACCAAAAACCTGTTGCAAAAATTCGGTCTGGTTAGAAGGTCGCTGCTCAAACCAAAGCTCAAAACGTCGTCCATAATAAAACATCGACGCTGCCAAAAGCTTGGCTTGGGCCTGGGACCGGGTTTTAAAAAACTTTTGTACTACCTGCTCTGTCAAATCTGGTTGTGTTAATCGCTGCTCACCTAACAAAGCAAACGACTCCTGACGCCGCTTTACTCGCCCTAAATACAAAGAACCTATTTGAACACCTAGGTCATAAGTCCGAGGCTGGGTGCCCCGGAGGAAGTCCCCAAACAAAACGAACCAAATCGACTCCAAAAGGAGTGATTTTCCAACTCCGTTATTGCTCTCGGGGTCGGATTCCCTAGCACCTCGTACCAAAATCACCTGGGACTGGTTTGGCAGATCTAAAGACTGGTTTTTAAAAATTATAAAATCTTTAAGATCCAACTTGGTCAAATACATCTGTCAACCCCGCTAAAATTTGTTCTTGCCAACGTTCAAAAGACGGATTGGTTCGGTGCGTGTTTACCCAATCCTGCACCACTTGATCCACCGTTTTCACCGCGATGGACGTGGTGGCGTCTTCGGCACTCGGAGGAATTAGTCTGACACCCAACACGTGCTCGTCCTTCGGCACTTGCTCTGGGTCCGCCGACTCCACAAAATAAAAGGTGTTCGGTTCGGTTGTTGGTGGTAACTCCCTAACAAACAAGGTTTTGACTGGAGAATCTACCCTGGACACGTCACCTTCCGGCGTGATTACTAAATAAGACTGCCGCGCATAGCGATCACGCCAATCGCGGGGAGCCGGCTGCCCGGTGTAACGCACCAAAGTGCCGCTGTGTTGATAATCCAAACCGTTATGGATATCTCCCAAAAAATACACCTTTGGTGGAAGATCCTGCACTGACAATGGAGCCTTTCCCTGTGGAAGGCACTCGGCTAAAGGAAAATGCGAAACTACTACCGGGGCCGCAGTTTGTTGCAACCATCCGCGCAACCTCTCCACATCCCGTGAATAGGGTATCAGTTCAAACGTGGTTCCTGCAAAAGTTAGGGAATAGGGCTTGGTCACCAAATACACATTTGCTAAGAAAAATATTTCCGGGATGATAAACTCTCCCTTGTTATCCAAATCATGTTGTCCGGGAATCAAACACACCGACTCCAACCTCAAAAGGTAACTTATTAAACGATCTACAACCCGCAACGGAGTGCGATGCCGAAGATCAAACAGGTCTCCTGCAATTATCACCACGTCTTTTTGGTGCCGCTCGGTAAATTTCTCCAAAAACGCCCAAAGGTTGGGGCGGTCGGTTACGTGCCAATCTCCGGTTATTACTAGATTAGGCATCCTGCTCCCCCTGCACCGGCTGGTCTTCTTGCTGTTCATTTCCAACGTCAGCCTGTGACTGCAAGGATTGGATTAGAGACATCACCGGAAGGCGGTTTGAAAACGCTTGACGAATCTCCTCGGCCTCGCGCTCCCACTCCCGCTGCGCTAACGACACCAAATAACGGTAACCGTCCGGGGTGTTGCCGTAAGAAACCCACTCCTCAAAGCGCTTGGACTTTTCAAACCCCTCAAGCTTCCACCAACCACCGGCGTTCTGGAGTACATTACGTTGGGCTAGATAAAACAAAATGGACGATACATCATCAACTCCAAGGTGGAAATAAATCGGTATCGTTACTTGGCGAAAGGGCGGAGCGTATCGGTTCTTGGTTACTTTTGCGGAGACTAGGTATCCGACCGGTAGATCATTTTGAGTGTACTTCTCCTTTACCGCCAACCAAATCACCTGGTCAGCGTAAAAATCTAGGGCTTTGCCCCCAGCGCGCTTGTACTTAGCCCCAAACCGGGCAGAGATGTTCTCGCGCACTTGAGAAATTATGAGAAGGGTTACGCGACGGTCCACCAAGGTGCCGATTATCCGACGAAAAAACTCGGATAAGAGCCGGGCCTTTTCGGTTCCGTAAGTCGCGTCACCAAGCCCTCGTGCCAGTTCGGCACCACACGTGAGGGCATCTAGAGAATCGAGAATGTAAAGGCCCCCGTTGCCCGGAGGGATGGATTTCAAAAACTTTTCCAAATGGTTATAGAAGTCCTCAATTGTCGCGGAGGCCAAAAACGGTTCGTCTTGTTTAGGCCGCCAAAGGGCTCGGGTGTCCAAACCAATTACCTGCGCAAACTCTTCATTCATACCGCGCTCGACTACATCAAAAGCGATCTGAAACGATGGGGTTGGTGGGAACTGCTGTGCCAAAGCGGCTGCGGACATTGCTAGAAGAGTTTTCCCGGTAGCGGAATCGCCCACCAAATTGACGATGCCACCAAGAGGATAACCCTGCATCGCCTTACCTGTTAGCGCGAGGTTTAGCATTGTTGAACTAGTATGCAAAAACTCCTTTTGGTTCATACTGCCCTCCGCGGTGTTTGAGATAGTGTCCAATAACCTGTCTGAAAGAGCTTTGATAGCTCCTCTGCTGAACGACCTCGCTCACGCAAAACCCTATCAAGGGCCTTGAGACGCTCAAGTGTTTCTAGGGCCTGGAAAAGTTGTTCTTGAAACTGCTTATAGCGCTGGTCTTTAAGAATATGCGCCTCGATTAGCTTCTCGGTCGGACGGGTGCCCTGGAGGGATAACTGTTGATGATAATGCAAACGTAACTCAGCCTCCAGCTCCTGGAGTTGGGCCTTTACTCGCGTATAGGCGATATTTGCCTCCGCCAAGGCTGTTACTACCGCATCCACCTCGGCTGGGTGTTGTTCAAAGAAATCGTCAAGGCGGTGGCGATCTACTCGCATATCTCGCTGCGGCGTGTGTTGTTCCATCATATCACCTCCACATAAAAGGTGGGGCAATTTGCCCCACCTTTTACTGATTTTCTTGTCCGTTCGGATTGGGAATGGGCTGCTGGGGCGTAGGCTGAGGCCCGGAGGCCTGGGTTTGTTGTGCCTGCTGCCGCAAATTAGCCAAAATATCGGCTACTCCCGGAACTGGATTAGCGCCTGGCCCCGGAGTGGGCGTCGGATTGGGAATGGGCTGCTGGGGCGTAGGCTGAGGCCCGGAGGCCTGGGTTTGGTTTGGAGCCTGTATCGGTGGAGTTATCGGAATATCCTGCGCCGGCTGCTGGGGCGTAGGCTGAGGCCCGGAGGCCTGTATCGGTGTCGGCGATACCGGTCCTGGAGCCTGCGGCTGAGCCGTCGTCGAACCCGTCGGCGGAACGGTTACCTGGGGCTGAGGCGGCACTGTCGCCGGTCCCGTAGGCGGTACCGCCGCCTGCTGAGAACCGGACTGGACCTGCGGCTGAGCCTGCGCCAGTATCTGCGGCAAACGCTGCTCCAACAAATCAGCTAGCTCTTCCTGAGTCGGTATCACCAACACGTCTCTAAAACGCCGCAACTGCGCCACCACTTCCTGCGGCACCGGAATGGGCTCGGCAAACCCCTTGAAAGTATATCGAGTAGAAAGACCTGATCCTGATTTTTCAAAAATAACCGGCATTCCTCGATCTAGGGAAAGAAAATCACGCAAACGACCTGTCACCGGATCTTTGCGATTAGATAAAAGATCCGAAAGGAGCTTGTCGGGCATGGGATAGAGACGCAACACCGGCTCTGACGGCACTCCTGGCTGGAGCGAAATCACCCATACCCAAACCAGATTTCGTTTTACA